GCAAAAGACAAGGCACAATAGGTAAGTTTCTTATGCGAGATGATCAAGGTATAGAGTTTGGTTGTCCACCGGGTAAAGGTTATACCTACAAGGATTTAGCAGATATGTTACTTAATGTTGATAACTATATAGGTCAACGTGCTACGTTTACTTATTTCGAACGAACAAAAGCTAACAGTTACAGGCATCCATTATTCAAAGCAATTAGAAATTATGAGTAAGTTAATTTGGAAATTATACAGCGAAAATATGATAAGCCATGAGGTTGCGATGATATTATTAGATAAACATTACGAATAACTATGAATATATTTTATTTACACAGAGATCCAGTTAAAGCTGCTAAGATACAATACAATAAGCATGTAGTTAAAATGATCTTAGAATCAGCCCAGATGCTTTGTACGGCACATCATCATTATGCAGAACTAAATTACCCTATGGTAGAGGTTCCGTATAAGAAAGCGCATTACAATCATCCGTCAACTATATGGTGTAGGCAAAACTCACATCAATACATGTGGCTATATAAACATATGTTAGCGCTAGGAGAAGAATATACTAAAAGATATAACAAAACACATTTAACAATTAAAAAATGCAAAGAAGTTTTAAAACAATTACCTCTAGGAATGCCGGTGGGTACTTTTACAGAACCTCCTCAATGTATGCCAGACGAATACAAGGTGCAAGACGATAGTATATCGGCATACTGGAATTATTATGAAAATGAAAAATACAAAATAAAGAATAAAGATGAGCAGAAAATTATACGTACACAACTTGACAACCAATTTTAGAGGTATAAAAAATAAGATTGAAAATCTTAAAAAAAATAAAACTAAGAAAAAGGGTACTGTGACAACAGCCCATAAGATTATATAGTAAGGGGCTAATGTCATATAAAAGAAACATAAAATATTTAGTAGATAGGAGCATCGTATATAGACAAGATCCTATTAACGATGTACCTACTATTAATACAGAAAAGTATATGTTCTTTGAAAATGGTACTTACGAATGTTACACACTGTTTAATACTAATGCTAAGATTACATCTTACAAAAGTCTCAAGTGGCATTTGTATGTATTGTGGTATTTGAATACTGATATGAATCAAGAGAAGTTTGATAGCATGGCTACAGTAATATGTGACAAAAAAAATGGATTTGTTACCTTTGACATTAGCTCATGGCATTATGAAAAGATTGTTTATGATGTACTGATGAGTGATCTTGATGAGCCACCTAAAAATAAATTACGTAAAGTAATATTTAAAGATCATAACATGCTAACTGTCAGTGAAAAACTAAGTATAGTTGGTAAGCTGATAGGTAAATCTAGTAATGTAGATGCAGAGGCTATTTACCAATGCATGTTAGATATAAACGAATTTGGTAAGAAAATAACTATAGGTAGACTAGCTGGTTTACTTGATTGCTCAACTAGAACTATATATAGAAACATGAACAATACTTTAAAGAAAGAAAAAGAATTATTAAACCAACAATTATGAGAAAAAATTTTAATGAATGGATGGCAAGCATAGGTAATATATACTATGCAAATGATAATTTAATGGCAAAAGCTTTTGAAAAAATAGATCAATATGAAGAAATATAACGTACAAAATTACGTAAGATATAAGACAGATGTTAAAACATCTATAGCTAACCTTGAAGGTAAGTTTTACGATGAGTACACTAAAGATGAACTTATAATTAAGTTTATGCCTTTGGTAGAAAATCTAGCTAGAAAGTTTTCAACTAGTGATCAAGCATCTGGAATACTTAGTATTAATGATTTAATACAAATAGGTAATGAAGCTTTGGTTAAAGCTGTAAACAAAATAGACTGGTTAGTTATAGATCAATCTCCTGATGTTGAAAAAACTTTAAAGTCATTTTTAAGTAAACGAATTAAAGGTGCAATACGTAGACGTATAGATATAAACAAAGGAGGTATGAGAATACCAGAGCATAAGCTAAATGAAATACGTAAAAATCCAGACAATGAAGATTTAAGTAAAATCTTTATAACAAGTATGTTTACTTCTTTAGATAATGAGCAAGTAAGTAAAAGTAATACTTACAAAAATGACGATAATACAATGAGTTTTGCTCAGTCTATAGAAGACAACTCAACTCCTTATAATATAGATCTTATGAATGCTTATTTGATGGGTATAATGAAACAGTACTTAAGCAATACAGAATACGAAGTTATAAGATTGAGTTACGGTATGGACTGTGAAAAACATTCAGCTAAAGAAATAGCTGTTAAGCTAAACATAACTGGAGTTAGTAATTATGTGAGAATATCTGAGCTAAAAAAGGCTGCTATAGATAAATTAATAGCTAACGTAGATAGCTCGCAAGTGATTGACTTTCTGTAAGTTAAGTGCAAAAAATAATGTAAAAACTAAAATTAATATGTAATTATATACTTAATAGATTAATATGAAATTAAATACCTTAAACGACAAACTGGCGTCTGTCCAGACAAGATTTAAATCGAAAAAAAGTAGATTTAATTCATTCGGCAAATACAACTTCAGATCAGCCGAAGACATTCTAGAAGCAATAAAACCCTTTCTATTAGAGTTAGGAGTTAGTGTAAGAATTAATGAGGAATATATCCATACTGATATGTTACCTTTGTTGAAATCAACAGCTATCATTAGTGATGGCGATAATGCTATACACGCAACATCTGTTGTTGGTATAGACTTAAACCAAAAAGGTATGAATGTACCTCAGCAATTTGGTAGTGCATCTTCGTATGCAAAAAAGTATGCTCTTGGAAATTTATTTCTAATTGATGATACAGCAGACAGCGATGCTACTAACACACACGGTAAAGCACCGGTAGCTCAAGTAGTTAAAAACACATTAACCTCAGAAAAAGATCCAGCTTATTCAAAAGCAGTGGAGTTTATTAAAAAAGGAGGTAAGTTATCAGCTATAAAAGCTAAATACAATATCTCCAAAGAGATAGAAACTAAATTAACAACCTTATAATATGAATGATTTAACAAAAAAAGATATATTAGAAAAGCTTAAAATTGACGAGCATTACTATGGAGAGTTTGGCCAGCAGTTTAGAAGCAATTCTGATATATCTACATTGTTAAAAAACCCTTTAGCCCTTAACAAAAGTCAAGGTACTAATATTAATTTTTTAGTTGGTGGTTATTTTCACACGGCTATATTAGAGCCAGATAAACTAAAGAATTTTAAAATAATAGAATCTACGACAAGGAATACAAAGGCTTATAAGGAGATTTCAGGCGGTGAAATGTGTTTATTACAACACGAAGTAGATAAAACAGAGTTACTAGTCGATACGATGAAGCAGAATAAAGTATGTATGGATCTTATCAATGGTATCAATGTTGAATACGAGCAACCTGGAATTAAAGAGATTGAAGGGATGTGGTGGAAAGGTAAAGCAGATATAGTAAATCACGATGAGAGATTAGTTATTGATCTAAAAACAACAAGTGATATATCAAAATTTAGAAGCTCAGCTTTCCGCTACAACTACGACAGTCAAGCGTACATTTATCGAAGACTATTTGGCTATGACCTAGTGTTTATAGCTATAGACAAGAACACACATCAGATAGGTATATTTGATTGTTCTGATGCTTTTTATGAAAGTGGTCTAGATAAAGTACAAAGAGCTGTAGAACAATACAAACTGTTCTACGAAACACCGGATTTCGATCCACAACAATTTTTTATTAACAAGACTTTATAGTCTTAAAAACTATTAAAATGGCTAGTATTATTAAAGCAAACATTAATTTAAATGAGATCCCAAAGGATAAAATCTACAAGGGAAAAAAAGGATCTTATTTACCAATTACAATCACAATAAACGATGAGGTTGATAATTATGGTAATCAAGGCCCTGTAGTAGTAGAACAATCTAAAGAAGAACGTGAGGCTAAAGCTCCAAAAGTTTATTTAGGTAATGTAAAAGTTGTATGGACAAATGGTGACAATGTTGCCGCTGCTCCAAGAGATGGTCAACTTCAACAAGCTGCACCACAACCTTCATTTGCTCCTCAAGACGATGATTTACCGTTTTAATGAATTGCGAATTTTGCGAGAGAGACATGTCCGAAGAAGAGTACGATTTTTGTGATATATGCCCTGATTGTAGGGATGGGGATTAACAATTAAATTAAATTAAATGCAGACAACAGAGATCAATGGATTTGCGATTGACAATTTCAATCAGCATGGCCTAGAAGAGGGTAAAAAACAGGGTATATGCCCTTTATGCTCTCACAATAGGAAACCCAAGAATCAAAAAGCAAAATGTGCTTCTTATGATTGGGAACGGGGTCTCGGTACTTGTCACAACTGTAACAAATCATTTCAATTACATACTTATCAGCGTAAAGGTAAAGCTGAAAAAGTATATGTTAAACCTGAAGTCAAAACAGATCCAGATAAACCTGAGTTTGTAAGTGACAAGGTTGTAGAATGGTTTGGAACAAGAGGTATATCAGCTCAGACTCTTATTGATTTACAAATCAGTGAGGGTCCTGAGTGGATGCCACAGACCGGTAAGACCGAGAATGTTATAAAGTTCAATTATTTTATGGGCGGTGAATTAACAAATGTTAAATACCGAGATGGAAGAAAGAACTTTAAATTGTATAAAGGGGCTGAGAAAGTCTTTTATAATATAGATAGTATTGTAGGTTATGAGTATTGTGTCATAGTTGAGGGTGAAATGGATGTACTAGCTTTACATGAAGCTGGCATTACTAATGCTATATCTGTTCCTAACGGAGCTACACTTAACACTAATAACTTAGATTATTTAGATAGTTGTATTGATTACTTTGAAGACAAAGAAAAGATTATATTAGCTGTAGATTCTGACGAAGCTGGACAAGCTTTACAAACAGAATTAATTAGAAGGCTAGGATCTGAGGTTTGTTTTATATCAACTTTCGAAGACTGCAAAGATGCAAATGAATACTTACAAAAATATGGTAAAGAAAAACTTACAGAAAGAATCACTGGCGCGAGGCCCGTACCTCTTGAAAACGTTACTACGTTCAGAGATATCGAAGATGAAGTCACTGACTTTGTTAGGAATGGTTTTAAACCTGGCTTTCAAATTGGTTTACAGAACTTTGATGATATATTTTCAACGTATACTGGTCAGTTTATTACTGTCACTGGAATACCTTCTTCTGGGAAGTCAGATTTCGTGGATCAAATGGTTGTTGGCTATAACGCAAACTACGGTTGGAAAACAGCTTTCGCGTCTCCAGAGAATGTACCGACATATCTACACGCTCATAAATTAATGCGTAAGACTTGGCAAGGTATGCCAACGAAAGAAGATATTGGAGGAGATAAATGGAATCAAATAGCAGATCATTGTAATAGTAACTACTTTCACATTGATATGGAACGTTATACTTTAGAGTCAGTACTTAAAAAAGCAGCTGAGCTAGTTAAACGTAAGGGTATTAAATGCCTAGTTATAGATCCATTTAATAAAGTTAGAGATGTAGACTGTAAGACAGAAGATGTTAATCGCTATACAATGGAATATCTAACTAAGATAGAAACATTTGCTAAGAAGTTTGATGTACTTGTATTTATAGTAGCTCACCCTACTAAAATGTATAAAGACAAAGATGGTAAGATTGAAGAACCTACAATGTATAATATTAAAGGTGGTGGTGAATGGTACGATGCTTCTTATCACGGTTTACTAGTTCATAGAGATTATGAAAACAAAACTGTTAAAGCTAAAGTACTTAAAATAAAGTTTCAAAACCTCGGTGAAAACGGAGCTGAAGCACATTTTAAATGGGAGCCAAGATCAGGTTGTTTTCTACCTCATGAACCTTTAGACGTCTCTGCGGATAAAATGCCTTGGGAATAAATGGCTAAAAGAAAGTCTCAATGGGATATGGGTGACTATACTCCTAGTAAAGAAGAGGCTGAGGCTATGAGATGGTGTATAAGAAACAAAATATACATTTCACCAATAGCTATAAAAGAGGCTAGATGGACTATAGAGATATTAAATAATGGTAAGTCAAACACAGATCCAAAAGACTACAAAAAACTAGAGATATGGATTAAGATGTATGAGTACTATAAATACTATAAAAATAAATATGAAGATAAGATTTAAAAATGCTAATGAAGCTTATGAAGCTGTGCTAGACAAAATACTACAAGAAGGTATAGACTTTGGTGATACAAAAGCTATATTCAACTGTGGTTTTTACATAGATAATCCTTCAGACAAAGCGATAACAAACGCTGAGCGTAAGTGGAGTAAAAAATACGCTGCAGCTGAGTGGTCTTGGTATCTATCTGGTGATCCTAGTGTTGACAAACTAGCTGAACTGTATGGTAAAGTACCGCCGATATGGGAACGTATGGCAGACGAGTATGGTCAAGTTAATTCTAATTATGGTTATCAATGGCAAAGAAATAACCAGTTAGGTTATGTGGTCAATAAACTAAGAGATAATCCAGATACTAGACATGCTGCTATAAGTATATACGATGCGAAAGAACATAATAGATATGGCAAAGACACACCGTGTACTTATGCTATACAGTTTTCGATCATAGACGAAAAGCTTTGTATGTCTGTCTATATGCGTTCTAATGACATCTGGTACGGTTTCTGTAATGATCAGTATCAATTTGCATCATTGCAAGAGATGGTTGCAGACGGGCTGTCTATTGAGACAGGTTGGTATTACCACCACGCACACAACATGCACTTGTATAAAAATAAACTATAAAAATATGTATTATTTATACCACATACCAGGTAAAAAGATCGGTGTAACACGTGATCTTAATAGTCGGGTAACTCTTCAACAGGGTTATAAACCAGACGAATACGAAGTTCTACTTACTAGCGATGATATAGATTATATATCTGACAAGGAAATAGAACTTCAAAAGTCTTATGGCTATAAAGTAGATATAAAACTATATAAAACACTATTTAATCAAATGAATATAAATGTAACAGAACAAACAACAACTTTTCCAGTACCTTTAAATAAACTTAAAGGGCAATTAATGGACAATATAGGTTTAAAATGGCTTACTAATAATGGCCGATTTAAATTAAATGATCAAACAATTGACTGGATTGTTAAAAACGCTAAAACATCAATGTTTAATGTAAACAGGTGTTACATATACAACAAGGCATATGCTAATGAGTTTATAGAACAAACATCAAATGAAAAATCCTTTTACAAAAGTAACGAAGAAAATGTGTATGATTTAATTAGAGCTTGGGCCACTAACAAAGGAATATACAAATCAGGTGATTCTAGAACTCAATACATTAAACTTATGGAAGAAGCTGGTGAATTAGCTCAAGCTATATTGAAAAATGATGAACCTGAAGTAATTGATGCTATTGGCGATATGGTTGTTGTATTAACAAACTTAGCTAAACTAAGAGGTCACAACATAGAAGACTGTATATGTAGTGCTTATGATGTTATAAAGTCTAGGCAAGGTAAAATGGTTAATGGAACGTTTGTTAAAAAAGAAAGCTTATAATATGGAAATAAAAACAAAGGACGAGATAGTATTAAAGGTACTTAAAAAGATGGACGAACGTAGTTTGGTAGGTCAAAAAAAGTACGGAGCTACAATGATGCAAGAGATAGAGGGTCAGAAAAAAGATCTAAACAGATTTTTAGTTGATGTTCAAGAAGAATTGATGGATGCTTTATTATATATAGAATCAGCTAAACGCTGTTTGTCAGATGAAGTGGAAGATCTTATGTTGAAGCATTATGCTTATGAAGATGAAAAAAGAATGAACATTATAGGTCAAAACGGAAATGATGGCTTACATTACGACAGTTTAAGTGACCTTGATGTTAACTATGAATTAGTTACAGGTAAGAAATGATAAAAAGGAAAAGACCTTTTAAAAAGAAAAGAGGTCCTGTCGTAAGTAAAAAAGTTACTTATGATGGGATCAACTTTGCTTCGGGCTTAGAACGTTATATGTATATGGCGTTAAAAAAAGCAAAAATAAAAGCCAAGTACGAAGGAGAGACTTTTGTACTATTAAGTGGTTTTCATTTTGAAAACGAAGTATATGAAAGACAATCTAATGGAAAAGGTGAGTATAAAAATAGAGGATGCAAACGTATCTTACCTATAAAATATACACCAGATTTCATAGGTGATGATTTTATAATTGAAACCAAAGGTAGAGCTAATGAATCGTTTCCAATGCGTTGGAAGTTATTTAAAAGATTAGTGATGAATCAGTTTCCTACAGTTACACTGTACAAACCTCAAAATCAAAAAGAATGCGACAGAACAATACAGCTAATCCTTTCCAAAAGAAAATAATAGCTAGACAAAAGTATGCTGAAAGAAAAATTGATAAGTTTGTTAAATGGAGTTGGGAAACTAAAGGCAAAGTAAGATCAATAGATATAGAACAATTACACAAAAGATATAACATAATCTGCACATGAAAGAAAATGAAAACGAATCAGCCTGGTCTTTAGAGATAGGTTTTTACACTGGAATATTAATAGGGTTTAGATCATATAAAGATATAGATAGAGATATACACGTACTTTATCTACCATTTATAGACTTAGCATTAACAGTATATAAATAATATGGATTTTTACACACCACACCAAACTAATTACATTAAAACAGAAGGTGATTTTACATACACAAGAGAATCAACTTCTCCTTGGATAGATTATTCATATATAAACAAAGAGTTAAGCAACGAACAATTAATAAATTTAACAAAACCAACAATGAACAGACAACATAAGATAGTAGTATTTACTGTAAAAAGAAACGAAAAAAACGAAATAATATCATCTAAGTTTTACAAGGAAGGATGGATTGAAGTTAATGGTGATCAATCAATTAATCTAATAGCCGCTAAACAGTTTGACATACCTGTAGATTTATTTGATTCTATAGTTGTTAAAAAAATAAATGAAGTAACATTATAGTGGGATTGTTTGATGAGCGCGTAGCGTATAAGCCATTTGAATATCCTGAGTACTACACTGAGGGTTGGTTAAAGCAAGCACAAGCATTTTGGTTACACACTGAAATCTCAATGCAAAGTGATATTAAAGATTGGAAAGAAAAACTAAATGAAAAAGAAAAAAACCTCGTCGGAAACATTTTACTTGGGTTTGCTCAGACAGAATGCGCCGTGTCCGACTATTGGACTCAAAAAGTTGTTAAATGGTTTCCTAAACACGAAATCCAGCAAATGGCAATGATGTTTGGATCACAAGAAACTGTACACGCAGTTGCTTATAGCTATCTAAATGAAACATTAAAACTAGAAGATTATGAAGCGTTTTTACACGAACCTGCTACAGCTGAAAGATTCGATAATCTTATTGCTTATGAAGGAAAAAGTTCAGTTAATATTGGTAAGTCTCTTGCTGTTTTTTCTGCTTTCGCTGAAGGGGTTAGCCTTTATTCTGCTTTTGCTGTACTATATTCTTTTCAATTAAGGAATTTACTAAAAGGTATTGGACAACAAATGAAATGGTCAGTAAGAGATGAATCATTGCACAGTAAAATGGGTTGTCAATTATTCCGCCACATGTGTGAAGAGGATAATCAACTACTTAGTTTATGTCGAGAAGACATAATTAAAGCTGCTGAAACAATGGTTAATCTTGAAGTTAAATATATAGACAAGATGTTTGAAATGGGTGATATAGAAGGTATATCATCTAATGATCTTAAACACTTTATAAAAAAGAGAGCAAATGAAAAACTTGTGGAACTTGGCTACGTCGACTTGGGTAACTATTTTGCGTATGACACCAAAGCAGCGAGTAATCTTAATTGGTTTTACCATCTTACCGGGGGCGTCACTCATACTGATTTCTTTGCTATTAGGCCGACAGATTATTCAAAAGCTAACGAAGGAGAAGACTTCGACGATATGTGGTAAAGAAATAATAAATAACAATGAAATTATAGAACAATTATATGAAAGAACAGATACTGATTGAAATGAAAAACAAGATTGAAACCTTAGGTTTGATCAATCAAAAAATGATAGGAGAAATAAACCAAACAGCTACAATAGCTTTGGGTGTATTAGAAACAATTAAACACATGCCTGGATATGATAAAGCAATCGAAAGAGTTAAGGAACAAGCTGCTAAGCAAGTTAGTGAGGCAGAAGCGACTAACTCCTTGGAAGAGACTAGCAACTAGGGCAGGCTATATGGGCAGTGGTTTTTTGATCGCTGCCCAATGGACTATAGAACCTAAACTTTATATAATAGGTTTTATATTAGTAGTAATACAAACAAGCTCTAGAAAACAATGGAATCTAGTAGCTTTAAATATAAATGGGCTTATTGCCTGGTTAATACATTTAATAACATAATGTGGAATAATGAATGGAAAAAAGGAGAGGACTATCCTGCGTGGGGTAATACGGACGTATACAAGAAGACAATATCCGGGGGATATTTACTTGACGGAGAAACGCCTAGAGAAGCATACCAAAGAGTCGCTAAAACAGTTGCTCGTAGGTTATATAAACCGGAGATGGCTGAAACGTTTTTTAATTATATTTGGAATGGTTGGCTTTGCCTTGCTTCTCCAGTGCTTTCCAATACTGGTACAGATAGGGGCCTTCCTATTAGTTGCTTTGGTATCGACGTTGCTGACAGCATCCAAGACATAGGACAGAAAAATTTAGAGATGATGCTACTCGCTAAGCACGGCGGTGGAGTTGGCATTGGTGTAAATCAAATTAGACCCGCTGGCGCTAGAATAACAGGTAATGGAACATCAGACGGAGTCGTACCTTTCTGCAAGATATATGACTCAACAATTCTTGCAACTAATCAAGGGAGTGTCCGTCGTGGAGCTGCCTCAGTTAATATCAACATTGAACATGATGACTTCGAGGAGTGGCTTGAGATCAGGGAACCTAAAGGAGATGTTAATAGACAATCGCTTAATCTACATCAGTGCGCAGTTGTTGGTGACAAGTTTATGCGTAAGCTTGAACAAGGAGATAAGGATGCAAGATCTAGATGGAGTAAATTACTTAGAAAACGAAAAGCAACTGGAGAACCGTATATTATGTTTAAAGGAAATGTTAACAAAGCAAATCCAGCAGCATATAAAGACAACGGATTAAAAGTACATATGACTAATATATGTTCTGAAATAACATTAACAACAGATGAGAATCACAGCTTTGTTTGCTGTTTGTCATCATTAAATTTAGCTAAATATGAAGAGTGGAAAGACACTAACCTTATATACCACGCCACGTGGTTTCTTGATGGGGTTATGGAGGAATTTATTCAAAGAGCAAAAGGACTTAGAGGTTTTGAAAATGCCGTTCGTTCTGCTCAAAAAGGAAGAGCGCTTGGGTTGGGTGTCCTTGGATGGCACACGTATCTCCAAGAAAAAGGTATTCCTTTTGAAGGTTTACTTGCTCAGTTTGAGACTAGGAAAATATTTTCTCAAATTAAAATCGAAAGTGAAAGAGCCTCGAGAGATTTGGCTGAAATTTACGGAGAGCCTTTATGGTGTGTTGGTACCGGTATGCGTAATACTCATCTCCGTGCTATTGCTCCTACTGTTTCTAATAGCAAGCTCAGTGGCAATGTTTCTCCAGGTATTGAGCCGTGGGCTGCGAATGTTTTTACGGAGCAAAGTGCGAAAGGGACTTTCATTAGGAAAAACCCAACGTTAGTTAAACTATTAAAGAAACACAAACTAAATACAAATGAAACGTGGGATAAAATATTGGCTGACGGAGGTAGCATACAGGATATCGATGCTTTGGATAATATCACTATGGGCCATGACGTTCCAGTTAAAGAAGTTTTTAAAACTTTTAAAGAGATTAATCAACTAGAGCTAGTTAATCAAGCTGGTATAAGGCAACAGTATATAGATCAGTCAGTTAGTTTAAACTTGGCTTTTCCATCTGAAGCTACACCTAAGTGGTTAAACAAAGTTCATTTTGATGCTTGGAAAAAAGGTGTTAAAACTTTATACTACACTAGAACAGAATCTGTTTTACGTGGTGATATAGCTCAGCAAGCTATGAGTGAAGATTGTCTAGCATGTGACGGATAATTATGCTATACACGTAATTAAAAAAGGGCTCTCGATATGAGGGCCCTTTCTTGGTTACAGGAACGTTGGGTATGGTACGCCCATTATATTTGTTCCTATTTAATTAAACTGTTTACCACTAGCTGAACTTCTTTTGGATCAACAATTAACTTCATTGATATTCCAGCTTGCCATATTTTTTTTAATTTTTTATTTTTATCAAACAGTATTATTGCTGGTACAGATTTTATTTTATCTTTAAACTTCTTAGGTTGCGAGTCATAATCAACTCTCAAGATTTTAACATTTTTTATTGAGCTTAAATACTTGTAATCGTTTTTGTCGTTCCAGCTTGAGTTCATGTAAAGCAATGTTGGTTCTTGCGAAAACGAGTTTAAAGAAAATAAAAGTATAATTAAAATTAAAATATTTTTCATGGTTATTTATTTATTATTTCGAATAGTTTTTCATCTATTTTATCTAATTTTTTACTGTTTTTATCAACCTTCTCGTTCATGTTCATTATAGTCTCACGAATTAATTGATCCTTTAAATCATACTCTGTCCTGTCTATAGTTGGTTTAGGTAATTCTTTTGCAATTTGTATATCTGATTGAAGGGTAAAATACACTGAAGCCAAAGACACTGCTCCAACCAGTATTATACTTATAGTTTTTAAGTCTAAAGTAACTTTAGTGTTTTCTGATATATTAGTCATAGTTTTATTTATACTTTTTGAACATTAGTTTATAAAGCAACTTATTCCAAGCTGATTGTATTTTGTCAATTATTTTCCGCATGCTTCTCCTGTTTGTACGTTTATCCAATTTTCTTTTTCAAACCAATCACGTAGAGTAGCTCCCTTTTTTCTAGCTCCTTTTACGTTTGACTTACTTGATCTTTTATACTTACCTTTAGATGCAGCAGATCTTTTAGCAGCTACAACTTTATCTTTTTCTGCCTTACTCATTGATCTTACTTTGGCAGCTGGTAGACATACTTTTTTAGTACCACCACCTTTTACTTTTCCTTTCTTGCTAAATGGAGAGTTTTGTGTATACATTACTTTTTCTTTTTACCAATTTTACCTGGTCCTCCAGCTTTAGTACATCTTACTCCCCAACCTGAAGCATATGCTGATGGCCATACTTTAAATTTTCTTTTTGCTGCAGATTTACAAGCTGCACTTATTTTTCCTAATAATGGTGATTCTTGTTTCATAATATATTTTTAAAATTCATCAAATGTTATTCCTCCGGATCGTTTTTTCTTACTTTTAGTTTTTTTCTTTTTTATGCTTTTACTTTCATCTTTTATACCTAATTCCCAGTCTTGCCAACCAGCAAACAATGCTACTCTTTCCCACAGCTCCATATCACTTTCTGTTGCTTTAGTTACGTTGTTTACTTTTTTCACAACCCTATCTAAAGGTATATTTGTAAGAGCAGATACTACATTACCACCAGCTAAAAATGCTGGATTATCTAAGCTAAAACCTTTTGTAATCATCTCTTCTTTATTCCACTCGTAAGCTCTAGCAGCTTGATTTATACGAGATAACTTAGCTGATACAGGTGGAGATATTTTAGTTAGCTCATATCCAACTTTTTCATACTTAGGCCTTTTCTTTTCAGACTCGTTGATTATTCTTATAACAGCATTTTTACCTACAGATATAACAGATCCCGCAATACCTGTGCCTCTTAGTAATGAGTCAGCCATACCATTGGCAATACCAATATACTTTTTTTGTTTCTTTTCGTCTTCAGGTTCTTCATCACCAAATGCCATAGCAAATAAAGCCTGTTGAACAGCATTAAATATAATATTTTGAACTGTAGTGTAGTATATTATTTTACTTATATTAGTCTTAGCATCACCTCTACCATTTTTAAGATCACGTATTGCTTTATCAGTAAGTCTAGCATACTGAGCAGGTGTATTAGCAAACGCTAATATTAATCTACCTAATGGTCCAGCTTGTTGCGCTGATATCTTATCTGGTCTAGAAGACTGTTGAGACTCTTCAGCATTCTCTCTAAAATCTTGAAAAGCTTTCTCCTCTGCTTGAGCCTGATCTAAACCTTGTTTAGTATAGGTCTTTATTCTATTTCTATAAAAGGTAGCTCCTCCAGATGCTATAGCAAAACTATCTGCTATTTGAGTAGGTGCAAAACCTAATTGTAATAGTTTGTTTATAACACCTCTTGGTCCTTCTTGTTTAGCCATATCTGCTATATCAGCTTCATTCACATTCATACGTAAACCAGATCTACGCTCTTTTAAGAAGTCTGAGTTCATTAATGTTGTAAAGTCTTTCCAATACTGTTTTTGATTAGCAAAAGCTTTAGCTGCAGCGTAAGGATTATTATCGGTAAAGTTAACAAAGTTGACAGCAGATAAAGTTTGAAGTACAGCAGATCTAGTGTTAAAGAACATTATAGCACCGACACTACCTTGTAGCCAATCAGTGAATCTACCTGTTAAACTATCGTCAGAGAAAGATCTATTTCTACCGGTCTTCATACGCTCTAAACTGTTTTCTAAAGCTTTAACATACTTTATACCATAAGCAGCCTCTAGTTTATTTTTATTTTCTTTACTGAATATAGCATCGACATTTGCTTGCCATTGCTCTAGGTATTTAGCTCTTTTTATAGTGTTTAAACCTCTTAACATATCAGTGGATATACTACCAGATACCCAGCTTTTTCCAGGTTCTGCATACATATCACCTTTTTGTATAGCTATTAATTGATCTGCAAATACCTGTAGCTCAGCGTCTTTGGCTACATATTTAGTTAAATCTCTTAAATCGTTTTTACTTATACCAGGTACTTCAGTTCCTTGTTTATTCCAAACATAAACTCTAACAGCTTGCTCTCTAGTCCAAGGTTCTCCAGGTATTTTTTTACGTAGATTTTTAGGCACAATACCTAATTGCTTTTTCAATGCTCTATAATCGTTCATCATAGCAAGTCTTGCTGAAGATAAATCGTTCATAGCTCTAGCATAAGGATCTAGTAAATTCTGTTTATACCAAGCCATTTGAGAATCACCAACTTTACCTTTACCTAACGTTTCATATAGTAAACCTACAAAGTCTTGAGCAGAATAAGCTATACCTCTAAATACTTTACCTCTGCTAGCTCCAGCCACTTGAGCTTTAGCACTACCATATATTTTTTCAGAAGCAATACCAGTAGCACTTTCTATTATATCATTGAAGTCTTTACTTAGTTTACTAGCTTTACTAAATTTAACGTAAGCTTGTTGCACTTTAGATTTAACATCTAAGACACTTAGAGCGTCTTTAACGGCTTTAACATTTTTACTAGCATCATCAGCAAAGTAAAAATCATTATAACCCTCAGCAGCTTTATCTACCATCCACCTAGCTTTTGCTTGAGCTGTACCATCACCTAGACCTGTTATGTTCTCTAATGGAATATTTAAACCCATGCTGTCTAAAAACTCTTTTATAGGGCCAGCGGCATCAGCTGGTCTAGCTGTTAAAACAAATACATCTCTCTCGCCTTTCGCATCATTTATAAATTTAGCAACATCAAGTAAAGGTCCTTTAGCACCTTTCATAACTTTACTAAACTCTGAAAAATCCCACTCAGCACCTTGTGCCTCCATTTCACCAGCTCTTTTAGCAAACTCAGTAGCGGTTAGAGATCCAGTTTTGCCATCAGGCATTGTGTATAATACATTACTTTTGGTTGTAGCAAGTGTATCATCAAAGTCAAATACCCTAATCTTTTTAACTGGAGCATCAGCATTTCTAGCTATAGACAATGCTTTATCTATATTACCTAAATTATCTAAAGCTTCTTGGTTTGTTACATTTTTAGAAAACTTTACATTTAATGGTGTTTTATTATTATTTATCTTAGAGGCTCTTGTTTTAGAAGATAGTTTAACAAAGTTATTTAAATAATTCTGAGGGTTTTTATACTCTCCTTTATCCAATATCAAGTCTTTTAGTACTTTATTCTGCTCAGCTATATTATCTAAATTTATATCACTAGAACTTAAAGACACACCAAGCTCTTCAGCCATTGTCTCACCGGTCTCATAGTTAACAATACTATTAAGATCTATACCAGCCTCAATAAATCTAATAGCTGGATTATCTGCTATAGTTGTACCCACCGGCAAGGTTGCGTCTAACTTAGCTTCATCTAGCTTTTGATCATCGAGTTTAGAAAGTTTTGTTTGATAGTAGTTTTTCTTAACATCAGCCATTATCTTATTAGTATTGTTAGTTACTAAACCATAGATAATTGAAGCACCAACTACTGATGCTGGAGGATTATGCTCTTCTCTAAACTTATCGCCTGTTTTTTGTTTTGCTGAAGTACCGTATTGTTGGTTTTTAGAAAAATATCTAAATGGCGCTGCTATTTTAATAAGACCAGTAGTCGCTTGATACCCTTGAGCTATTACCATTGCTGCTAATTCTTTTGGCATACCGCTTTTTACGGCTTTATCTAGTTGTCTTACAACATCATCAAGCACTTCCATATTTATTTTGGCTTGAGCTACACCTTTATCAGTATTAACAGCGTTAACGTTTACTCTTTTAGCCTTATTCTCCTGTTTGCCTTCTGAGTTTTTTCTAGCCTCAGATAAAGCTTTTTTATATGCTGGATCAGTAACTCCGTAGTACAACCTACCTCTTCCAGCTAAAAGCTTAACTCCTTTTCCAAATTTAGCTTCAACTTGCTCCGCTGTTGGTTGATTGAAAAGTTTTTTATTATTTTTATTAACCTTAACATTACCTTCGGAGTCAGTCCTAGGTATTCCCATCATCTCTTCTCCATTAGTTAATTCGTAGTAAACATTACCGTTAGCCTTTCTTTTATATTTTGCCCCACTAAAAGCAAATGCTCCTGCTAAAAAAACATTTTCAGTAAGTTTATATTCTCTTATTGCGTTTTCGAAAGATGCTTGTATTTCAGCCCTCATATTGTCCGGTACACTAGCACTGTCTATACCTAACAATTTTAAAACTTGGTTGATATTTCTAGACTGCGTAACATTTAATAACTGTGCTTTACTAAATTTAGCACCAGCTTGTATTCTTTTACCCTGTTCAGGTATTAAAGTCTCTAAGGCTCTATTTCTTATATGAAAATCTAAAGCTGCTTTTATATGTTGCGCATCTCTATATATTGGTTTTTTATTGCCTTCACTGTCAAGTTGATTAAACTCATACTGCTTACCATCATAACCTTCTAGTGTAATATTTTTACCTTTAATTATATCTGTATATGTTTTTAAGCTACCGATTAATTCACCTGCTTTATTATATAAAACTTTACCTATTTTGGTCTGTAATATTCCAGTAGCTTTACCAGTGTCATCTTTACTTCTAGGTAATCTAGCAAAATCTGAAGCTGCATTATCTATTAAAAACTGTCTAGCTCTAACAGCTCCTTCTTGATCTAGCTTCTGAAGGTTTCTTTGTTTCTCTATAAGAGCAGAAGTTGTTTTTATACCAAACATATCAGCATAAAGTTGAGCTAATTTTTGAGGTATCTTACCCGTCTCTTTAAACCTACTAACCTTTCTATCCTTGAAAGATTCTTTTACAGTGCTAGATATCTTGTCTTCAATAGCTTCTTTTTCACTTTTGCTAGTATCTAAAGATTCTTTAAACTCTGGAGATATATAGTTAGATTTAAATTTAGTTGTTTCTGTAGGTTTTTTAGCTAACTTGTCTACAGTAGCACTAGTCTTAGTGGATTTATCTACAACTTGTTTTGCTTGATCGGAATCTATACTATCGCCTTCTGATTTTATAGTTCTCTCTTTTAAAGCTATATCTATTTCTGGTTTTCTTGTCTTTATAACGCCAAGCAAGTACGTACTTGGACTAGCGCCATCCTCCTTCGTTGATTCATAAGCGTTAAATAACCCTGTTCTTCTAGCTGAATACTTTCCTCTACCAGATCCCTCAAAAACACCTAAGATCTGCTCTTCTAGTATTTCTTTAACAGCATTTATTTGAGCTGGATTACTTTTATCAAAAGTTAAAACATTAGAGTCTCTTATAAGCCCAAAGTTTTTTTCTACAATAGCTTGAGCTACAGAGAAGGTATCCTCGGTGGCTTTTGATTTAATAGATGCAACTAGCTCTTCATTAGTTAATTCATCTCTTAGAAATTCAGCTTTTGGCGACAAAACTCTAGACTCTTTTAACTCATCCGTCTCAGGCGCTTGAAAAGTAACACCTTTAGATACGTCTGTCTGAAAATTTTTAACAAGATTAAAAACATCGTCAGATGTTTCTAAGCTAAGCATCCAAGACATATCACCAAATGTAGATCTAATAGCGTTATTTAAAAACTTTTTAAAAGAAGGTGTTGATTCTAGATCTGATCTGTTTATAGCACCTAGAGATATGGCATTATTCATTTGAGCTATAAATTCTTCAGCGTCAAAATCCTTACCATCTCTATAAAGATCAAATCTTTCTTTTAAACCGTTATAATCTTTCTCAGATATAACTCCAAGATCTCTTTTTTCTTTTAATACTTTTTCAGCCTCTAAGACAGCGTTTTTAGCAGTAGAGTCAAACTTTATACCTTTTTCACTTATACTCAAGTGAAATAATTCCTCTAGCGGTGCAACAGCAGCGTATTGAGCGCTTGTATCAGTAGGTGCTATAGCTATATTTCTATCTATTATGGGTTGGTTTACTATTATATCTTTTCCAATAGTAGTAGCGTTAAAATCCCCTTGCTCTATTTTTGTTTTTAAATACTCAAAAGCATCAACACTTTCACCTTCTTCATTTTTAATGTTTTTATTTTTATACTTGGCTAGTTGATTATCTAAGTCATCATATTTTATTTTACCATCATCTTGAATTTCACCTTTTATAGAAACAAATTCACCATCACCCATTTGAGTCATAGTTAAATCATTGTAAAAGTTATTTACACCATAATAAAAAGCTGCTTCAGAGTTTCTAGCAGCATTACCTAAAGCTTTGTTTATATTTGCAGCTTTCTTAGTGTTAGATCTTTGTTTGGCATCTAGAATTTCTTGCCTAGCAGTAGTTAAGTTAAAGTACTCTTTTTCTAGTTGTTTCTTAACACGTTTGTTTTCAGCTTCACCTAAATCACCTAAACCACCTAGTTGTGTAAATTTACTATTAACTTGCCTAATTTGCCTGTTAATATCAGCAACCTCTTCTATTTGGTCTGATGTCATGTATCTTAACTTATGCAAACTAATAGCATCGCTAAGGGCCAGCTCTTTTAATATTTCTTTTTTTCTAACTCTAAGTTGTTTTGAGTTTTCTGGTGTTGTTGACTCATTAAGATCTATAAGCTCTCTAGATAGCTCTTGGTTTTTGAATATTTCGTTTTTAGTTCTAAATTCACTTTTTACGATGTTAAATATATTTCCAGCTGATCTAGGTGCCATTATACCAAAACTACTCATAGCTGTACTTGCTAGAAAGTCTTTATTAATTCCTTCAAACATAGATTTGTTTTCACCTAACACTAATATATCTAAAGCATTATGAGATACTTCTGTAGTTACCTCTTCCAGTACTTCTCCAGTAAGGTTTTTTGGTAAAGATTTTAAACCTGCTGCAGTCTTACCTAGTAAGTTAGCACTAAATCTAACAGGTTGTTTGTATAATTCTTTTTTAGCTGCATTGATACCTATTTGTTTAGATAAACCTTTAGCCGGTTCTAGCATTTTCAAAGTACTTATACTCTCGAGAAATGTAGCTGTAGCTCCAGCACTATAAGATGTAAAGGCTTTTTGAAGTAAACTATAGTTTTCTACCTCTTCAAGCTCATTAATCTTATTGTATATTTCAGTTTTTTCATTTATGTCCTCAGTATTATTCAGTTTTGAGTATAAAAACTTTATTTCTTGTTCTCTAGACGCTTCGTCTGTTTGCAGTTCTCCATATTTACCACCTGTTTCAGCTACAAAGAAAGTTCCTTGAACAGTTCTTTTACCAGCTAACCACAAAGCTTTTTGTTTTTGTAAAGCTTCTTTCATTCCCTTACTAGCTTTAACAGCCTTAGATATACCAGCCGCCCCCTTAATTGCAGCGCCTGTAGGTATAAATGTGGTGGCTATTGTTGCTGAATTATCTTGAAGAGCTATAGATGTCCAGTCCCATATAGACAAACCATCTTTACCTATATCATCTATAGATGGAGATGTAGGTATGTTTTCTCTTTTAGAAGCCATACCTAAATTGTAGTTTTTATTATTTTTCTGTATTGTCTCTATTAAAGAATCTACTTTTGCAGAGTTTTCTGGACTTGTTAAGAAGGAGAGAGGTTTATAAAATTCACCTATTTTTCTAGCTCCTTTCAAGTATAACTCAGCATATAAGTCTATAAAGTTTCTACCAGACTGTACAAAAAACTCATCAAAAACCCTACCAACTCTAGCGCTTGCACTATAATCTTGTTTTAGATTTTTTTCAAATAAATCATAGTCTATTAAAGCTCTCCTAGAGTCTTCACGCATTTTAGAATAATCCTTTTGCTGTGAATTTACTAGTTTGTATTGTGAGTTCAAAAAAGCAGGTAATTCATTGAAGCCTTTTTCTTCCCACTGCTGTATTTTAGCGTTATAGGTCTGTATCAACTCATTGTATTGGTCTGCTTGTTCTTGACTTGCACCAGCGGTATAAAACTTAAATCTATCTATTTGAGTCTTAAGATTTTTAACCTCTTGATTAAGTGGTAAAGCTTGAGACTCCCATTCTTTTTTAGCTTTTTCGTAGCTTTCAATGTTTTTTCTTAAAGTTTCTTCTTGACCTTTAACTAAAAACTTTTGAGCCTCTATGCTTTCTGCTCCACTAGCAAATTTTGGACTAGCCACCATGTACTCCTGAACATTCTCTGGAACATTAAATAAACTATTGTTGTATACCTTATCTTTAGCTTTTGTTTCAGCTTCGTTGTATATATTTTTTAACTGAGATTCATTGTTAGCGTTAAGAGGTATTATTTCGTTTGTTTCTTTATAATCTAAATATTGATTATATTTGTTACCTAGAGTTTGCTTTAAATATTTAGTATAACCTTCATCTGACTTAAAAGTAGGTTCAAATGACACGGTTGGACCCATTTGACCAATCATCGTTCTACTTACAGTTGTTCTATCATTTCTACCTTTTATAGGTCCAAAATAATCACTAGCTTGAATAGCTATTATATCTTCTTTTGGTATATTTTTTATTCTATCGTTTATTACATTTTCAGCTGAAATTGCTTCAGCTTTTAATCTATCCTGCTTTTCTTGTTCTCTTTTTTTTCTAGTTGCTATTCTTTTCTCGCTAGCAGATAAAGGTTTGTCTGGATCAGGATCTTGTAATTCCGAGGAAGTATCTTCCAAAGGTGATCCCGTATCTCCTACTTCTACATATCCCGCTTGTGATGCTGTCATTGGTTGAGACACCACACCTGCACCCGTTGCAGCGTCCGTTTGAAAAGTTGTTGAATCAAGTAAGCCTGCACTTTCTACCTCTTTTGTAGGTTCTGTTTTAGTATCTGCTTTTATTTTTTTAACATAATCATCAACAGACATGTTAGACTTTTTTGCAGCTTCTTGTATTTGATTTATAGTATATGAAACACCTTCGTAAGTATACATATTTTATTTTATTTTAATTGTTAAAAAATTGGTAAATCGCCAGTTTCGCTAAAGTCAAATATTTTATCAACTACACTGTCTATGTTTTCAGAAACCTCTAAACTCTTATTGCCTCTAAAATTAAATAGTGTTCTAGCTAAATTTTTAACTTGAGATTTATCTGATAAATCAAACTTTTTCATTTTTTTATTTCCAGTACCTTTTTCTGTCATAGAAAACTCAAGAATTTTAGTTTCTTCATCGTAACTTCTATCAGCAACTCCACTAGCGTCTGGACCACCTATATTTGTTAAATAAGATATAGGATCTTCTAAAAGATCATTAACAGCTCTCTCAGCAGCATCCATCTTAAAGTTTGAATCCTCTTCTTCTCCTTCTTTATCCGGCGTTTCTACAGCTGTAGGTTTTCCCATGTTTTTAGTGTATATTGGGTCACCTACTTTAAGATTAGGTATACCTAAGTTTTTTACATCGTCTGATGTTGCTAACCTCTTAGTACCTAGTGATTCTAAATTTTTATGTACCATTTGACCTACTAAAAAAGTTTCTCTAAGAGCCTCTGGCATTAACTCATACGTTACTGCAGTTTCTTTATCCCACTTTAATCTACCTGTAATAAACTGTTTTTGCTGCTTCATTGGGTAAGACATTATTCCTTTAGCATGAGATTTTATTAAATCCATATACGCTACGTTGTCTTCAATAGCAGCGTTGTTTACAACTTGCTCTTTATACTGAAAACCACCTACAGTTCTAGTTGTTATATTTGGGTAAACAAATTCTTTTGTTAACTGGTTTTTTTTGTCAAATATATTAGACTCTTGAAGTGTTTTATTTCTATCACTTTCGGCTGGTATAGGTTCGAAAAAAGATCCGTTCCATTTTGATAAGTCTCTTTCAAACTTTACATTAATATACCCATCAGATTCTTCATAATCACCTAATAAGTCAGCTTCCTTGAATTTATTGTATACATCACTCCCAACTTTTATACGTGAGTTTATTTTAAGTATATTTGAATTATTACCATCAGCAGCGATATTTACAGTGCTTTCAACACCTGGAGTTTTTTTACCATTAACAGCCATGACACCTACTAAGTTGGATAATTCATCACCAGAACTAGGTGCGTGACCAGAAACAACTTGATCTATAGTTAAATCGTTAAACTCCTGCGCGCCAGTAGAGATGTTATTTATTTGGTCTTTACTGTTAACCATGTAAGATTGAAAATCATTTATGGCTTTTCTATATTGTTGTCTTTGTTGTTTAGATAAATTAGTATTCATACCTAATTCAGCTGAAGCATTCATAGCGGCGGCACCTTTTTCTTGAAATATTTTAGTGAGCTTATCTCTTACTCTAGTATCTTTTACATCTGAAACTATTTTTAATATATCTTTATCTTGCTGTAGCTCTGTATTTACTAAAAACCTATTCTTAGCTTCGTCTATTTTTTTCTGCTTTTCTGCGGCTATTCTTTTAGCTTCACTATATTTAGTTATGCCAGCGCTAACAATATCACCTATTTTACCAACGCTTTGAGCCCATATCTCAGCTGATCTATCTACTATTATTTGTGGATTTCTATAACTCATGTTATACTTGTTTAAATTCTACATCAATTTTAGAGTAGTCTACACCGTCATATATACCTGAAAAGTTTTTAACAACAGCATTTTGTGGAACCTCATCAGACATAACACCCTGCCATGTTTCTTTGCTGAAAGACTTGTCAATATATTCAAAACTATATATATTTAAACCACTTATTGATTTACCTATTAATTTTATGTTCTCCTTTAACCTACGATCAGAAGTGGTAGTGGTAGCACCACCTCCGCCACCAAAAGCACCAGCTCCAATACCAGCGCTAACTATACTACCAACACCACCTATAGCGCTACCCCAAGCTGATGCTTTAGCTTGATTAGCAGAAGCTTCAGCAGCTTGTGCTTGTGATATTTGACCTGCAGCTCTGTCAAGATCAGCTTCAGTTCTACTTTCTTGAGCTTGAAACATAAACTGTTTTCCTGCAGCTTCAGTTGCTTGCACTCTTTGGCCCTCAGATATGGCGATGCTTTGCAGTCTCTGTTGCTCAGCCATTTTAGCGTTCATAAGGTTTTGTTCTCCTTGAGCTTTTAACTTTTCGTTTTGAGCCTCTTGTTGTTCTATGCTAGCCGCAACTCCTTGTTTACTTTGTAATGCAGCTTGAGCTAGTGCTGTAGCTCCACCAGCGGAAGCACCTGTAGCTCTCAACGTATCTAATGTATTAGCTAGAGATATATCAGCTTGTTCAATTTGTATTTCAGCGGCTTTAGTTGCAACACCTAGGTTTTCAAAAGGATTAGACAACTGACTACTAAGATCAGTAGCTAATCCACTAAGATTTTCTGTAGAAGCATATGGATTTGTTATTTGTTGTCTAGAGTTTTTAATAGACTCTAATTCAGCTTCCGCTCTTTTTTTATCTCCTCTAGCTCTTCTGGCCGCTCTACCAGCGGCTCCACCGGCTATCGCTCCACCCGCTAAATTTGCCGCCGCTCCAACGGCTAAAGCTGTTACTACACCCATAATTTATATTTTTTTTACTAATTCTTTAGAAGACTTGTTGTCTACATGCCAGCCAAGCTCTTCATGTATATTTATTAATGATTTATTTCTACCTATAGAGAACATGTACTTTACACCATTACTTTTACAAACTTCTTCAGCTGCGTTTATTAAAAGCGCTATAGCTTGTTTTCTGTCAGCTTCTTTATAATCTGGATTAGATACAACCCATTCTAATAAAGCTCCTTTAGAGTTAGTGTAATATATGAAACCTGCCACAATAGGCACGTCTTTTTCAACCATCAAACCTCCTTTACCATTGTCAGGTAAAAAATCTCTAGGTGGATTTTGCCATTCAGGCCATTGATCCCACCAAGAACATAAGGTTTCCCAGTCGCTCTCTTTTAATTTTCTAATATTTAATTGCATTTAATTTTATTTAATAAGCAGATGTCACATAGTCTGACGATACCGCAAATAATTCTAGTGGTAAACTTCTGTTATCACTATCTGATTTTATTGTAACTGTTGAATAATAACCTTTAACACCAGTCATACTTGAGCCAAAAACAACTTCTCCAGTTGTAGCTGGACTTGAGTTAACTAAGTTAGCGTAGTACTTACCTTCTTTTTTATCAAATCCAGCACGTAATGTAACTCCGTAAGTTGGATCTGTATAAGCTCCATCTTCATAACTCAATACAGGGTTTGATGTATCGTTAAGCTCAAAACTTCTAGCAGCGTTAAAACTTGGTACTTCCCAACCATTAGAACCCTCATAATTAACAGTTTTAAATACTTTTGAAGTACTAGGGTTTGGGTTAAACACAAACTCTATAGATGAGTTGTATTGAGTTCCATATAAGTTATTTCTAAGAGCAGTTTGAGAGTAGTGTTGCCAAATTTTACCGTTTTTAATAGAGTAATAATTACCACTTATACTAAAAGCTTGTTCTGGATCATAATCAAATAAGCTAGTCCAACCAAGTACAGCTTCATCAAAAGACAAAGTGTTGTAGCTATTTTGTTTTTGTAAACTTAAAACATACTGTTTATTGTACATATCCCAAGCACCAATAGCTTTTCCTGGTGTAGAAACTGTATCTAAAGTAGATAGTTCATCTCTAAAATAATCTACCATACCGTAGTTAGATATTTCAGTTATACCGTCCATAGATAGTCTTAATACAGTATTTCTTTTTCTATCTGTAAAGTATTTTCTATAACCGTATACAGCGAAACTTTCTGGGTTTTTACTAATACCAAAGTTTCCAGCGTAAGGAATTATTTGTCCTATCACTAGATTTGATGAAGTAACGCTACCACCGCCTTCAGCTGAGTATATAGCGTCTTTATCTATCAAAGCTCTACTAACTTTATTTTCTTGAAATAAGATTAAGTTAGTATCTTCAGCGTATAGTTTTTGTATACTACCATTAGCAGGATCTACAGATTTAGTTATGTCTTGACCAACACTAAACACATTTGTATCGTTAACACCTGTTCTAGAGTTGAATATACCTGAATATATTAATGAGTTAAATCTTATAGATGATTTAGGTTCGTCTTCAACTAAGTAAGCTCTAACACCGTAGGAAACGTTTGTATTGTTGTAACCACCTCTAATTCTAGCCTCTTCAATATAGTAACTTTTATCTTGATCTGTGCCTGAAGCAACAACAGGAAAACTACCAGCAGTACCACTAGGAATACCCGTGGATCCATTCCATAAAGGATCGTTACCCTGACTTATAGTCTTTTTCAGAAGAAAAGAATTAAAGAATTTTACCTCTACTGTTGCTGCCATTATGTTATTATTACTTGTTGATTAAATAAATTACCATCATATTGTTTAATTAGCCGCATTAAAGTTCACGTTAACTGACAATGTGTCTATTAGGTTTATTGGACTACCACCATCTTCTAGTTTTAATATAAAACTACCATCACCTACAGCTGCACCATCTGTGTTTATTACAGATATTCCGTCTGTAGTATCTATCTCAAAATTACCAACACCTGATTGTGAAGATATAGAGAACACTAAACCTAATTTGTTTTTATTAGCATCTGAAGATCCATTAACACCTGTTGCTTTGCCGGTTGGCGTTCCATTTTCTAATGGTATATTTCTAATTCCCTCAAACAGCATTATAGTGTTGTTTGCTGTATTAGTTATTGATGGTGCTATATTTGTTAATGGTTGATTTGTTTTTGACACATAATTTATTATACTAGACGGAGTTAATTGAATACCAAAAACGAAATTAAAAATATTTAAATTCGAATTTTGCTCATAATAAAAATATTTACCTGGAGCAGTAACAACTTTGTAAGTATTAACTGGAGATGTGTTACTTACTAAAACAAAATTAGAAGTTACGTCTGAGCCAGAATTATCTGTTACGGTCATTGTAACGTTATGTATATTAGTTAAATCATTTCCTAAAGCACTTTGGAATTTAAAATTACCAGTTATATTATCACCAGGGCTACTATTTTCAGCATGATTATAACTCCAGTCTACTATTTGACTTGCTTGAGCGTTACCACCTATAGCTGAGTTTAAATCTGATACTAAACCAGATGTTGATGTTTCCCAGTATATATCTAACCTAGACACTGTTGGTTTTGTTTCAAAAATATTTAGATTTTCAAACCTATTATATAATGTACTTCCATTATTATTGTATTCCGTATTGATAACACCAAATTGATCAGTAGTTGTTTGAGATGTTACAAATTCAGCTATAAATGGATTTGATTCAGATCTAAAAAAAGCATAATAAGGACTATGTGCGTCAGTAACTGGAATTACAGATCCTGTGCTACCTTCAAACTGCAATACATCAAAGCTATCAAATAAATCTTCTATTTGATTCACAGTGAAAGATCTTCTTCCTGGTAAGTACTGTTTATTACCAAAATCACTAAATGAAGTTGCTGTATTTTCTACTCTACCAAACAACCTAACAGAACTTCTAAACTGCTTATCTTGAGGACCAACTTCTGTTAAGTCTCTAGGTATTTTATTTATGTTGTCATTTAATAATGTAACAAAAGAAGCATTGGTATCAACTAGAGGAACCTGTGGATTTGTGGTAGTGCTGTAATAAGGTATACCTTTCATAACACCAGCCGTGTACACATTGTAGTATTCTTGCTCGATTTGCTTCACGACTATTTTATAGGAATACCATCCAAGAGGATTATAATTCTCACTTGTTGGGTCATTATTATACAAGCCAGGAGTACCGGTTTTTTCATCTTTATCTATTCCAACACCACTAATTATAGTATTAAATTGAGTTTTTATAGAATTTCCTGCAAAGCTTATAGAATTATTGACAGAATTGTAAGGTAGATATATGGTATCTGCACCCACATCTGTAGACGTGTCGAAATCGGTATTATTAGAAAGTATAACTGTAGATTGTCTACCAAATTTATCTGATAATACTACTCCAATTTGATAATTTCTATTTTCTTTTACGTTATGATTTGGATATTCAACTATAGATTTAGAAGAACCTGTTGTTAACACTGGTAGTTTATCACTTACTCCAACTTGGTAATCTATAAAGTTAGGTGGAGTATGCTTGTTTTGGAAGTTACTATAAATAACTCTATTGCCAGCTACTTCTTGCCCTAACGCTTTAACAGGTACTTTGTCGTAAACTCTAATTATCTCATCGCTAGGTAGTGTTTTATACGGTTTTTGAGAGAAGTAAGAATAAACATACGTGTCAACATTACCAGTTATACTTGATACAGGTATAGTTTCAACAACTTGAACAACCGTCGAGTCAGATTCTTTATATAAAATATCTATATCAGTTATCAGGTATTTACTTTGTAGATTGTTTGAAGTTGTATTGTCTGGTAATGGTATTTGTATATCTATTTTATTAACTTTATTTTCCATAAAATCAACAACAGTACTCAATGTGGTTTGTTTTTCGTCACCCACCATAAAATAACCATCTTGCTTAGGTATAAAAGCCTCCTGCGTAAAAGGAGCCATTATAGAGTATTCACCATCTACAAACTTAAATCTATAACTAAATCTAACAAACTTATCTTCTAGATATTGTGGATCTCCAGAGAAATTAACATCATAGTAGGGATTTGATTGTTCGAAAAATAACTCAGTATTGTCAGCTAATGTTTGATTTGAGCTAACAACTAGTGCACCGGTTTGAACATTGAAACTAGATACAGTTGTACCTGTTGTTATGTTTTCACCTGTTACAGTATTTCCAACGTTTATAAAACCTGTTTTAGCATCTATAGTTATATTAGGACTATTTACAACAGCTCCATCTACCATAGCGGTACCGGTTGCTGGAAGAAATTGATTAGCAACATCATACATTGTAGTTTCATAAACTCCAGAACTTACTTCTCTTATAAGCTCAGGTGATTGGTATGGATTATACTTAGCTACAGATATCTTGTCCTCAGTATCGTAATAAGTGACACCATTACTAATAGCTAAGTCAACATTTATTTTCCTAGGTTGGTTTCTATTGTCAGTCCAAAATAGTAGGTTTTCTAACAGGTTAACCCCTATTATAGGTCTATTTGTAGAGAAGTTTAAAAAAGCACCCTCAAGTAATTTAACTCTTTGATTGCTTAATGTATTGTAGGCGTATATAAAGTTTTTAGCCGTTGTACTGTAATTAGATACATCGCCGGCATAAGGATCAGTATAATCTGTGAAAAATAAATAAACAAAACTAGTTGACTCGTCTACAACATAACCTATACACTCAATGTTTGGAGCTGAAGCATCTGTAGCAAAGTCACCGTTTACGGTAACAGCATTACCAAGTATGTTTTCTAAAGCTCCAACATCATCACCTTGAGATCGACTAACTTGTATATTCTTAGCATCTCTATACTCGCCATTAGGTATAAGTCTAGAATCCAAGTCTTTATTCATCTTGGATTTTATGAAAGCATTTTTAACTTCAGCCATTTAATTCTAGTGTTTTAACCATTTAGATTTACCTCTCATTGTTTGAACTATTTCATCAAGCTTTATGTTAGATAATCTTATCTTTGCATTTCTAAGTTTCGCAGACTTTTCTTTTTTAAGTCTTTGTACTATGTACTCTGGTTGATTTATTCTAGTAGATATTATAGCGTGCGATATATAAGCATACATAGCTTCTTCAGCCATCTTAGGTAATCTAGTATCTAAGCTAGAAGATAAACCATCAGATATATATTCTAGTACTATTAACTTATCAACTAAGTTAGATGAAAAAGAAAACTTACCTTCTCTATCATTTATAGTGAACCAACCGTTTGTGTTAGCATATTGTGGGTCTAATCCGTACATTCCTCCGTAACCATAACCAACACCATTCCCATAAAGACCGTTAGCTAAAGCGTTATCAACATCAATTGATTGATCATTTTTATAGAAGTTAGTTTTCCATCTTTCCTCTACAACTGAAGTACTTTCGATGTTATTACTATTAGCATCTTGAGTAGGTTGACCTTCGCTATCCTGTACTGGTGTTTGATATGGATTTGTAGTTAGTTTTGTTGGGTATATTTTGTGAGCAATACCTTGACTGTCATACCAAGACATGCTAACATAATTAACATAATCTTGAGGCATTATAACACTAAGGTTATTTGGTATTGTTAATTCTTGAGAATTTATACTTCTTAATGTATCGTAGCTAAACTCCTGCATAGCTCTTTTAGCGTGAAATATAATATCTGTTCTTTTGCAGCTTGGTATTAATTTGCCATTACCAACGTATGCAACAATAAAATTATTTATTACGTCGTTAAGTTTAATATAACCATAAGATCCATAATTATCTTCAGTAGTATTACCATAAGCTTTTTCAGACGGTGTATTACCGTAAACACCACCATCCAATCTCTTTAACTGAATAATAACAACAGCATTTGTTGGTATAGCTCCAGTTATGGTTACAGTGTTATTTACTACGGTATAAGCTGTAACCTCTGTAAAACTACCACCAACACCAGTTGGGCTGACATAAACTTTAAAATTGTTTAAAGCGTACTGCGGATCGGTCGTTACAGTAGAGTAAAATACTAAATCAGTATCAAAAGTAGTAGTAAAGCTTTGCCCCGCTGTACCACCTACGTTACCTGAAAAACTCTGTGCGCCTTCGTAATATTGTCTGTTGTTTTCGGTTATTAAACCGCCGTTTGGTAGAGGCATATTTTATTAGCTTTTTTGATTTATTTCGTTTTGTTGAACTTCGCTAGCAGCTGCTTGAACTATCTGAGGATCTCTTATTATTATACCAGCATACAATAATATCTTAAGTATAAGTCTAGTTTGTTCTGACTCTTGAAGTTCGAAGTTTTGAGAGTTTGCAGAATTAAAAATATATTGACCTTGAGCACCCACTGTAAATGCCCAAACTATATTTTTAGGTTTTCTTAAAAAATCTACTGTTACATCACCAGCTTGATTTATACTAGTTGGTCTAACGTATAGTTTTTTGTTTTCATAAAGATATGTTGGAAACTCTTTTGTTGATGCTGTAAGTGGTGATTTTTCAATATTGTAAAATTCACTACGAGGTAATCTTTGTAGTTCTACTGGAAATCCAAGTGCAGGATTATATGTTACAGTACCTAATTTATAAAATGAAACTTGGTTAGCACCAGGTTCTTGACCGTTATAAAGTACAGTATTAGAGTAGGTATCTGTTGCGGGTAATTGCCAAGTTCCAGAACTATATGTACAATTACCAAATGTTTTAAACGGAGATATTTTCTCGTCTATGTTTAGTTGTCTATCTGAGTAATCTAGATCGACTTGTGGCACTCGTAATTGCTGATTTAAATCATCAAAGTATTGCTCGAATATATCGAGTTGTGATTGTGTAGCTATTCTGTTATACTCTACAGGTGTCATATATCCACGCTGTTCTTTATTTAGTATTAACAAAACGGTTTGATATACAGTATTTACGTTTATTGCCATTATTTTATATTTAAATATATGGAGCGGTTTTACCCGCCCCAATATATTATTACCTGTTAATTAATCTTTTTATCTATAGATTTATAAATTTCAACACCTTCATCTGTTTTTAAGAAGTATGCAAATGCTGAATAAGGATTTTCATCAAAAGGAACTTCCATTAGTTTTCTTCCGTTACTAGCCCAAGTGAAATATCTTTGATCATCTGATAATCTTATGATGTTAGCTTCAGCAGCTTGTATTGCAAAATTCCTTAATTGTACATTTTCATCATTAGCTAAATCTAGGAACAAACCTGGACTCATCTTAGCAAATAATAGTAAATCTCTTTTTAGCTCCTTAGAACTCATCGTAGATACCTTAGATCCCAACTCAACTCTCAATATTGCTTCAGCATGATCTATATCCATACCTCTAGCAGCATTTAAAGCATCAATCTGTAGCTCTAGTATATCTAATTCATCTTCTGCTATTTCAACCTGATCAAGTTCTTTGTACAACTTGTTTTTTAAAGGGTGATATAAAGATAATACTTTTTGAAGGTTTTGTTTTTCTTTTGGAACAAACAACGCACCATCTTTAAATATAATGTGACCTAAAGTAGCTTCACCTTGTTGTTCTTTTACAAAAGGAGAAGGTTGGTTTGTTGCATATCTTATTTCTTTTTGCTCACCACTTTCTTTATCAAAGTATAGTAAAGCATGTTTAGAAGTATGCTTACTAGGTATTGTAAATGTTAATGGAGATTTATTAGAATTTAATATGTATGTTCTATCTTTTATTTCCCAGCTTGGTTTAGCTGGTTGTACTCTTGTAGCAGTTTTTACTACTACTTCTTGCTGAGGAGCAACCTCAACTTTCTTTGCTGGTGCTTTTTTTGCAGCCATAATATAATATAATTAAATAGTTTTTAAAAGTAATAATTACCCCCGTCAGTTCAACGAGGGTAAGAATTACATATGTTGAATCAATTAGATTCCTTTGAATAATACAAAGTTGTTAGCACCTTGTACACATAAACATCTTTCAGATAAGAAGTTTACTTCCATAGCATCTAGATCAGATGTAGCAGCTCCACCGGCAGAACCAGTTACCCATTGCTTCATTCTTCTGTCATTTGCTTGAGAAGCTCTATATCTTACGTGTAAGAAAGGACGTCTGATGTTTGTACCTAATACTTGATCATAAACCGTAGAAGTTCCAGCTGGTACTAATACACCTTCGATAGAAGAAGTTCCAGTCATAGCTCCACGAGTAGAAGCATCGTTTAAGTATTTCCAGTCAGTTTTATAGAAGTCATAAGAACCTCTTCTGAATCCAGAGAAACCTAAGTTCAATGCCATTTCTTCAGAGTTTTCGAATAATCCATAAGCAGTACCACCTTGAGCACCTCCAGAGATTGCAGCTAACATATCGTCAAAATCTAAAGACGTTTGTCTTTGTAAGAATAACATGTTTTCTTCAATAGCTCCTTGAGTATCTAAGTTTTTCAAGATATCATCAAAAGTATCAAGACCTGCAGAAGCAGTGAATCCTACGTTTACATTACCTCTATCTTCGATAGCAGCAAATAAACCTTGAGTACCTTTATATCCAGCGTTAGCAGCTGATCCAGCTCCAGTTCCTGATGCTTTTTCACCTTCTACTACAGACATTTCTAGGTAATCTTCAAAACGTAATCTAGTTTCAGACTCAGCTTTTAAGTACCATAAATATCCAGATGTTCCGTCTTCAGTAGCAACTTCTACCCAACCGATTTGAGCCATATCAGATCCGTTTACAACGTATTTATTTCTGATGATGATTGGTGAGTTAGAGAATTGAGTGAAAGAAGGATCTACAGATACATATCCATCAGCAGCTCCAGCAGTTACAGTAGAGTTAGGTGTAGATGAACCTTTTCCATATTCAGATCCAAATACAAATATCTTAACACCTGAAGTAGCTAAACCAGCGATAGTAGCAGCAGTATAAGGACTTACAACTAAAGCTCCAGTAGTTAGGTTAGATGAAATTACAACAGCTTTAATTTCAAAACCTGTTGAATCCATAGCAACGATAGTAGCTCCAGGAGATACAACGTTAGCAACATAATCCTTAGGATCAGCTGGTGTTAAATCAACAGGAATAGTAATTGTACTTGTTGTTCCTGATACACCACTAGTACATCCTTCATAAGAGATATGTAATCTATTTTGCTCAGACCAAATTACTTGATCAGAAGTCATTGGCATTTCTGCTCCTACCATTCTTAAGAATCCAGATAAAGTTCTGTTTCCGTAACGCTCTACTTCTTGTTCGTAGATCTCTGGTAAATATTGTTGTGCGAAAGTGTCTGTTCCGTTAGCACCGTCGTTAAACTTTAGATAATTGCTATCTAAAATTTCTTGTTTTTGAGATGGTTTCAATGAACCAAATTGTGGGCTTAAACTCATTTTTGTTTAATTTTGTTAGTTAAATTTTCTAGTTTTTATCTTTAATTTTGAAGAATCAGCACCAGAAATAGCTTTAACTTTTAAACCATTTATAAACACATCACCACTACTAGTTTTTCTAGGTTCTGTTGAAATGTTTTTTGATTTAACCATAACATCCCTAACAGCATCGGCCTTGCCTTGCTCGTAAAAATGTTGTGCTATAGTATCAGCGTTTCTAGCAGCATATAAAGCTTTGTGGTAACCTTTAGTATCTTTAACCTCTCCTTTATCATTTAGGAACGTCCCAATGAAGTTAGAAATATCAGATTGTGCTTCTGCTACCTTTTGTGGATTTTTTACGCTGTACCTAAATTTACTTTCACCAACATTAAAATCAAAACCTTTGAAATCGTCGGTTAGTAATTCATTAGTACGTTTTAAAAATTCCGAGTGTTTTGCTTTACCAGCTTTCTGCTCTTCGTTATATCTGTTAAAAAAGTCAGTTGCTTTTTGTTGTTCCTGAGTTACGCCTGGTCTCAACTTGATCTCATCGTAATACTTACTCTTGGTTTCCTCCAAAAAGTTCCTAGCTTTTGCAACTTCTTCTTTAAATGCAAGTTTCTTCTTGCGTATATCTCTTTGCTCATCGATATCTTCATCATATGAAAAATCTTCTAGCAATAGATTTATATCATCACCTTCTAAATAAGGTTTTGTTTGTTTATAATATTCCTTTAATAAGGTATCGTTATCTATATTTGAATAGTCAGCATTTAATCTAACATAGTCATTTATATCTCCACCAGTTTCTTCCATAAAAGCAACTAGTTTCTCAACGTTTTCAGGTAAAGGTTTACCTAACACCTTCTCATCTCTTACAGCTTCTTTGTATTCGGTAGTTATTTTTTTAGCTTCATCATCATCATCATCATTTACTAGCTGTATTGGTGAGTTTATTTCTTCTTCGGACTCCCGTACTTCTTTAACCACTGCTTCGCCGTTTGCACTGTCTTCGGGTTTTTTGATAACAGCATTGCTATCATCTGTCGCTTGTGTTTGAATGGCATCGTCTTCTTTTTTGATTACAACCTTTGTAACATCAGGTTCTGTGTCAACTAAAGGTTCTTTAATACTAACCTTTGTAACATTGTTCTCTGTTGAAGCTAGTTTCTTTGGAGTGGTTTTCTTTTTTAATTTAAACTCACCCTCTTGTTTTACTGTTTGTTCTGACATAATATAATAATATAAAATTAATAAAGTTTTATTTATCTAGGTTCGAACTGTTCTAATCCAAATCCGCCTAGTGAGTCAAAACCTGATGACTCAAAGTTCTTAGGTAGTTCATCGTTTTGACGTTGTGCTATAAGCTCTGACTGTTGTGTAGCTTGTATTCTAGTTCTTTCGTCTTTACGATCTTCTATATCTTTTTCTTTTGCTTTTTCAGCATCAGCTCTAGCTTTAGCTAATTGTATGTTGTAGTTAAACTCCTCAGCCATAAGCTCTTTCTTAATCTGAGCTTCAGTCTGCATACGTTGCATCTCAAACTGAGACTTACCTTGTTCTATTTGAAGAGTTGTTTGAGCTAATGCTTGTTGCTTTTGAACCTCAGCCATAGCAGCTTTTTCAGCACCTTCAGCGTTTGCTTGAGCTTGAGCCTGTATGTTCTCCATTTGAGCTTTTCTGTCAGCTTCCATTTTTTGCTTACGTTTTATCTTAAGCATTTGATTTGCTAACTTGATATTTGATATCTCTCTTAAATCTATAACATCCTCAAGATCTATACCTCCAGACTGTAATGCTATTTGTATATTTCTTTCTAGCATTTGTTTTTCTTCTTCATCAGGCTCTAGGTCTAAGAATATTCCAAACTCATGCATATTTAGCTTTTCTATTTGTTCCAATGTATCTACATTGAAGCTACTTATAGAATTCATCAAAGCATTTTTAGTTAAAGGGAAGTTCAACATATCAGCCGCTCGTAGACTTATATTCTCACATATTCTAACGGTGATATACATTAACGATTGAAGTATATGTTTAGTTGCCGTGTTTGATGCAGCAGCCGCTAACTTCTGTAAACCAACTAAAGAATCTTTTGCTGGTTGACTACCGTCTCTAGCTTCGTTAAGTCCCGTGACATCTCTTATCATCTGCAAATAATATTGATAAGTTTGTATAAGCGCTTGTATCTTGCTCATACCTGACGATGTTTGTAATTCTTGTATAGGTACTTTAGCTCTGTTAGGATCACCGTCCTGTGTTAATGATCTACCAACAATACTACCAGTTTGGAAGTACATGTTAAGAGCTTCTTGCGGATTGTAGTTTGTTCCATTACCTAAATCAACTTCAGCTAATCCATCAACGTCTACGAAAACACCATCCGGCACCATACGCGCTAATACTTGTTGTATTTTTAAGTGAGTCAACTGTATCATATCAGCGAAACCTATAGTTTTACTAACTATACTTTCAACTCTACCCTTGTACATTCTAGGAGCAGATATAGTATAATTCATATTAACTTTAGTTTGATCACTAAAAGGTCTTGTCATATTTTCTGACAACTCCCATCTAAGCATTTTTTCGTAACCTAATATCTTAGCACCACTGTATAATACTTCTATAGATCTACTTACCTTGTTAAAGTTATCGCTTTCCGGTGGATCAAAAGTATCGTCTTTTTCTAAAGCTTTTTCTAAACCTTGATCCGTTTGTTTTATTTTAAATACTTGATTGCTGTATGTTTTGTATTCAAAGTATAGTACTTGTACATTATCGTAATTACTATCTTGACCGTTGAAGTTTCTGTTATAACTAGAATCACCAGGATATCTTTGAATCTCTATAAGATCTTCGTCTGTTAAGTCTGGAAATTGCTTTTTAACTTCTTCTAACGGTACGCTTTTAACTTCACCTACGTAATATATATCTTCAAAATTAGGGTCTTCAGTATATGAATAAACTAAGTTTACTGGATCTACATAATCAACAGTAACTCCATTAGCTAAGTTGAAGTCAGTTTTACTTGCTCCAACACCTAACACAACTAAATCGTAAGCAACTCTTTTCTTAACTTCTTCGTATTTGTTATAATCTAATACATTGTTTATAAGCTCTTCTTCTGCTATTTCAATAGCTTGCTTGTAACTAAGCTGCATATGTAGCTCTAACTCTTCTTTACTTTTAGGTAATTGATCAGCAGGTACATTAGTTCTACTTAAATCAATACCGAAGTTTTGTTGTGCTTCCTGTATAAGACCTTGTGAAAAAGCATCTTCAGCTAAATCAGAGGCGTGTTGTGTTCTTTCTTTTACAGCAAATGGATCTGAAGCAAATGATTTTATTTCATATCCTTTATCTGTCATACCGTTTACAACAATATCAACAAACTTAGATAGCACAGCTACAGGTTTCCAGTCTAGGTTTAAGTAGCTTAAGTCACCGTTTATAGATAATTCATCTTTATACTTCTGTACAGCTTGCTCTCCTCTAGCGTATAATCTTAACTTGTGAAAGTATTGCCAATTACTTGCAAACCTACCACCAAGATTAGTACCTCTATCACCCTTGAACCATTCATTCTCAATAGCTCTACCTACAGCATAACCATATTCTAAGGTTTGCTTTTCTGCGTCTGGTACTACCTGACTAGGGAAAGAACTGTTTGTGTTAGTATAAATCATTTATTTTATTATTTTTGAAATACTTCCGTTGTTGTCATATCGGTTAAAAGATAGTTGCACTTTTCTCCTTTGTGTTTTGTATACTGGTGAATACTTATTTTTATTACAAGCCATAGCTGCAAGTCCAGAACTTATAGTTGCATCGTGCTTTGTTCTATTATTTATATTGAATCTTGCCCAGTCCTCTAATGTTCTTTGAAAATACATTTGTCCATAACCTTCTCCAGTATAACCAACATGATCTTCTATGTATGTTTCAATAGAAGCTGCGTGAGCTTGTTTAATATCTTCACTAGAGTTTGGTATTCCACCAATTTCTTTTTCTGTTACAGATAACTTGTTATATGCTTTATCAGGTCTATTTATAGAGAAGTTTCTATAACCTCTTCTTCTTAAATAATATAGTAATCTAGGTTTATTATTCTCTGCTAGTATTGGCATACCATAAAAATGTAATGCCATTAAAACATCTTCAAAGAATATCTCCGCTGTTTGTGGTCTAGCTATATATTCTAAAAAGAACATGTTAGATGGAGCGTTGTCCATATTAAACTTAGTTAAACCGTGTAGAGATCCATTAGATCCTCTTTTATCAACTGTACCTGATATATCGTAGCTATCACATCCAAAAGCACCTATGTGCTCGTTACCAGGATATTTAAGACCATTTTTTACAATAACGTTATTTTGTAAGTTCATCGATGGAATCCAAGATATATAAAATCTACCGTTGTTGTTTGGTTTAAATTCAACCACAGTATCTTTAACATCACCTCTCCATTGAAAACTACCTCTTGTTACTAAGCTTTTATTTCTAACCTCTTCGTTAAAATCTATTTGCTCATATATCTTAGTAAGGTTATATAGAGATAATTTAGCCTCGTCTCTAAATGCATGTTTCTCTGTTCTTGGAAACTGTCGATAATATTCGTTTAAACCGTCTTGATCGCTTTTTAAACCATCAACTTCATTTTCCCAATGCTCTATTACTCCTGTTGTGATTATATCACCAGTTGGATCTAATATTTTTCCTTTCGGTGTATCGAATACAGGTAAGCCATAAGCGTCGATGAATCCTTCGTAGTTCCATTCCATAGGTATGAACAGACTATATAATCCTGAGCTAGTCTGCCCGTTGCGGTTTCTCTCCCTGACGTCTGAAGCATAATATAATTTTTTAAAATTAGCACCACCTTTATCTAAAGCGTTTGATGTACTACCCATCATACACTTACCTACAATTCTTTTACCTAAACGTAAACAAGTTTTTGTAACTCTCCAGTTATTTAATATATTGTCTGGCCTCTCCCATTTACCACTCTCGTCGTGTACTAATATCTTTAGTTTTTCACCATCGTACGAGTTGTCCCCGGTGTTCTTCCAGTCGATCGTTGTGTCGAGACCCTGTTTCTCCTCTGAGGCGATACCCTCATCAAGTTTCTTTCTTGTAAGTTTGGACGCGGGTACTCTGTACGCAAGTTCTGTCTTCGGCCTATCCATACCGTCCTGGATCGGCTTGAAGAAGAAGGGATAATTAACTGAGATGGGTACGACCTTATCAGTAAACATCTTTTTGGCGTCTTGCCCGGACTTTGATAAAATGCCAAATCTTGAATCTGTGGATATTGTTGCAAGGTTAACCGTCTCACTTGATGCCATGAAAGAGAAACCTGATCGTCTGTTCTTAAGATAACACATTCCGTAACACCGTACATCCGCTTTACAAGCTTCCCAGAAGATAAAGAATAATCTGTTTGACTCCCTATAGTCTGCTGCCCCAACATCAATCTTGGACCACTGCAAGAACATATAGTGAGTACCAGTAATATAATTACCATTACCATTGTTTTTGAACCAAAAACCCTGCTCCCTTCTCTTAAACTCTTCATCAATATAATCATACCATTTTTCTTTAAATGCGCTAGGGTATTTCTCCCAATCAAATACACTTTTTATTTTTGAAAGCTCTTTAGGGTACTCTAACTTCTCCCATTTTTGCTCTTCTTTTTTTCTTGAACGCTTGTATATATTCTCAGGTTCTAAAGGTAGACCTATGACTAGATTTTGTATCTGTATTATTTCACCTAACGTACCATCTTTACTTATTATAACTATATCATGCTCAGCATCATAACCATAATCCCATTTTTTATACCTGTTATTTTTCTTTATAATACCAGGTTTAATGTAATCATTAAGTGTTTTTACTAATGTTTGCTCGTACATCATTTAGACCTCCCTTCTGCAAAACCTTTAAAAGATTTTTCTTTAGTATTCTCGCTTTCATTTAACATACCTTTTTCTTCTTCGATACGTGTTAGTATTTCGAAAGCGTCAAATATAGCTAGTTTTTTTGTAGCTGCAGCATTCTTTAATCTATCAGCAGTTATATCATCACCTGAATCTACTATAGGCTCTTTAGCTACTTTTATTAATTCCTCAACTGCTCTTTGCCCAGCTTGGATTATACTGAGCTTGGTCTTCTTCGTGCTCATATTTAATTACAATGTCTTTTGATTTCATACAATATAATAATTCATCGTTAACGACAAATTCAAATTCGCTGTTAGGTGTAAAGCCTATAACATCTCCTTTTTTTATTTTAAGAGCTTCTAAGGAACTATTACCATATTTTAGTATTCCAATATGGTTTTTCTCTTTCTTTAGCTCTAACTGATCCTTATTAATTATAGGTGCTACAAAGCATCTATTGTTAAAAGGTTTCCACGAGTTATTTCTACCATATAAATATATTTGATCTAATTGACAAAAATATTTATTTTCTTTAAAGTACTTACTGCTATTTACCTCTTTACCTTTTTGGTTGTAGTATCTTCTAAATACATTGTGATGAATAATAACCTGGTCACCCACTTTTATAGGAGTTTTAAAGGCTATTGGCACAGATATTACTTTAGCTTTATTATTTATAAATTTGTGACTTTCTATCTTAGAATTTAAAACTAATTTCTTATCACCTATTTTTAACTCGTTGTCGTATCTTTCTCCTACTGGTTCTACAATAAAGTCATATACACTTCTCATCAATACTGAAGATCATACTCAATAGATATAGCCATATTAGAATTAAACTTCTTCCATGGCAATACCTCATTATTCTTTTTTATATGTATGTTATAAGAATTATCTTCTTCATCTAGTAATATATAAGCTATCTTGTGACCACCATAAACCTCTTGACCTATAGAGTAATGCATTGCATCATTTTTATAATCAGAGCCTATACTAATCTTTCTTATAATGTTACTCATCTTCTTCTATTTCAGTATACTCACCAGTTGATAAATCTATAGATATTTTACCGTATTCTTCTTCTAGCTCAGCTTTATACTCTTCTATTTTGATATTCATATCAGCTATAGCATGAAGTAAGCTGTGCTTTTGAGATTCTAACGCACCTATTTGACCTAGCACACTAGCTAGTTCGTTCTGCTGCTTTACTACTTTCTTTAACTGATCTTCTTTAATTTTTCCCATTTTTGATTAAATTTAATTACTATTTTTGTATATAGTTACACTATTTATTCTGAAATTACTTCTTCTTCTACAGGTGGTGGTGGAACTTCTGCATTTCCAAACTTTATAGCCATATTATCCTACTATTAAGTAAAACGTTGTTGCTACTGGACTTCCTGCGTCATATTCTGCTTGCGTCAAACTAACAACATTGTAAACTAAATCGCTTCCAGTTGGCTCTGATGTAGTTGTTGAGTTAATAGTATTAACTTCTGCACCAGCTTCAATTCCTCCTAGCTTTGTACTTGAAGCACTATCAAAAGAAACTTTAGCGGTGTTTGTAGTAATGTTAGTTGCTTGTTGCGTAGTTATACCAACTTTTGCGTTGTTCGTAGTAATGTCTGTAGACTGTTGAGTTGTAATACCTACCTTTGCAGTATTTAAATCTATCTCAGACTGTTTTGCTATTAAATCATCTGCAATAGATACAAGGTTTCCTCCAACTCTAGTAGCAGTGTTTGCTCCTTTAGTTGTTTCGTCTCTTATAATTATTGCATCGCTTTTTATACTCATAGTTTTTTAATTAAATGTTATGTCAAATGTTGAACCAAAAATAGTGTCTAGTGTTATTGTTGTTAAATCTTCTAATTGTACGTCTGCTAATGCTTTTGGATAAACTTTTAAACCTTTTGTGTTACCGAAGAATATTGATGTATTTCCAGCATTTGAAAAATCTAATCTATCCAAAACCCCACTCGCAGGTGTTGCACCGCTTGTGTCTGTTGCAACCTCAGTACCATTTACCCACAGAGCAAAATCATTTTCTTTGTATTTTAAAGCTATTTTTATAAAATCAGTTGGGTCAGTTAAAGTATAAGTATAACTAAAAGTAGTTCCACCATTTGATTTTACACTAGCTATAATCTTGTTACTTTCTACACCATAAAAAAACCTAACTAAGTTACTAGTAGTTCCATTGTTTAAACTTATAATGCGATTCGTACCGTCATTAGCCAAAGCACTTATCTCAGCATACAATGTTCCTTCCTCGCTATTAATAACCGGTGTTGCATCTACACATAATTCTTGATTTCTAGTTGCTGATGCTCCAGATGTTGGGATATACGAAGTTGCGTAAGGGAGAGCTTCTATTTGAGCACCCCAAACGGATAAGTCAGCACTATCACTATTGCCTTGACTACCTCTCAAACCGAGATAAAACCCCCTGGTAGTAGGGTTTGTGATAGAATACCTTTGCCAATTACCATTGACAGTAACGTTGTCTATTGTTCCAAATGTATTTCTAAAATAAACAACTTTAGTTGAATTATCGTTTGTTTTTAGGTAAATAGAAACTACTCCATCAACATCTGATGCTGGAAAGGTAAATATCCAAGAAGAATCACTTCCACTTGTGCCTCCGTTTAAATCAAATTGTATTCTATCTGCATTTTGTTCTCCACTTGGACTTGTTGAGTAGTTGGACGTTACAATAGGTACAGAACCTAAACCTCCACTTGCTTTAGAGTAGGAAGCGTCACTAAAGTCCTCACTATAAGGTATCAAGTTTGTACTCTGAGGTTCTAGTAAAAATGCTTTTTCACCAGTTGAGTAATCTATTCTTGGTGTGTTAGTTGCAGTTATTATTTTCTTAATTGAAAGATTCCTTATTTTTAAAGTAGGGTTAGTATTATTATGTATAATAGCGCCTGCTGTATTATTACCTATTAGTAACAATGTTTCGGTAAAAACACCGTTTGAGCTAACTGGTGTAGTGTATATTGCTTGACCACCGCCAGATAATTGTAATCTGGGTTGTCCTGAAACGTAATCAAAAACTTCATACGAAACTTCAACTAAATCACCTATAGAAAAGTTGAAACCTGACGTGTAGTTTAAAACAACATTACTTGTAGCATTTACAGCTGCATAAACATCTCCATCTCTACTCCACCCTGTTAATGGAAGAGACTCTTCATCTATTACTAAATTTGAAGTTAAAGTGTTTGTACTTTCAATTAACCCTTGTTCATTTACGAACGTAGCTTCAGATCCTCTAGTAAAAGTAAACTGCTCTGCAATAGTATCAAAGTCTAAATCAAATGTTGTTGCAACTGGATTTGGATATGTAAGACATCTTAGATTTGCATCTGTTAATGCTTCTTTGTAAACTGCTAGTGCTTTTGCTTTTCCGTAGAAAGGATTAGTTCCATTACCCCCGTCAAAATTAAGTTTAGATAATTCTTGTGAAAATGTAAAATTACCAGCAGATAAGTCTAAAACTTCTGAACCATTCAAGTAAATAGAACTTGCTCCACTTTTATATTTAAAAGCAAATTTATTAATATCAGTTAAATTACTAGCAGTAAAATTTTGATTAACTACATTAGAGCCATTAGCTCTAACTATAACCCTAATATTGTCTGTAGCATTTGAATAACCTATTGAAACTCTATTATTATTATCAGCAGATTTAAGTGTTATTAGTCTTAAAGAACTAATATCGTCAAAAGCGCTTGTTTCAAAATACGACACACCCTCTGTACTATTTATTAAACTTGAGTTCCCACTATTGGTTGCAATATCTTGTAGCCTAGTGTTTGCAGCTCCCGAAGTGGGAATGTACGAGGTTGCGTAGGATTGTTGTTCTAGCTGTGCGCCCCAAATATAAACACCATCTTCATCAGCATTTCCAGTAAATTGAGGATTTCTTATGCCATCTGAAAGTATTGGCATAATTAAATATCTTGCATTTGTTCCAGTTGTTGTTTCTGTTACTGAAATTCTATACCATCCATTACCAAAATCTGTAATACTACTATCTGAAATATCTCCACTTGCTTTTGTTCCCGTTGAAATATTAAAGTTTTGATATCTTGAATTAAAACCAGTTGAAGAAGCAACTTGTATAAAACCACTTCCAGCACTTTTTATAAACAAACTTAACGTAAAATTTTGACCAGCAGTTGCTGTTGGAAAAGGTGTTACTTCTAGGTAATGACTAGAGTTTGAGGTATTTGCAAATAATTTATACCCATTAATTACACCATTTGGCATTGCTATATTTACAGCTTCAGTTGTTGTCTGTGCTTTATACCAACTACTATCACTAAAATCCTCACTATAAGTTATCAAATTCGTACTCTGCGGCTCTAATAACCAACTCCCACAACCACTACCTGGCACTACTTCTTGACCAAAATATTCTTTTACAGATACATTTGTTATAGAGCCGTTAAAATTAAGACCAAAGAATTTTATTTGATTATGACTTGACCCAGTATTTATAATATCAACATACGTTCCGTTTGCAGACTTATTTTGACCGTTATATCCACCTCCACCAGAAAGTGAATACCTAACACTTCCACTAACGTAGTTTAAAATTTGATAAGAAATTTTGTATTTTTTGCTAGAGTCAAAACTTAATGATTGTACTAATTCTTCAGTATTACCATTTGCCCCATTACCATTTGCTACACCATCTCCAATAGTCCAAGTGTTTTCTATTGTCCAATTAGCATTTCCATTACTAAAATCACCATTTACAATTTCCTCACTTCCTAAAGTATCTTGATAACTAAACCCTTCGTAGTTTATTCTAGGTATGTTTGTATCGTCTGTTATTTCTTTAACTGAGATGTTTGTGATAGAAAAAGATGTTGAACCTCCACTTAATGTTTGTAATCTAAAACTTGTTGAATCTGCTACAACTGTAAACTCGTGAGAACCATCTGAATTTATAACACCTATGTCAGTATTCGTAGAATTAAACCTTATTAAAAAACTATAACTACCACTAGATATTGCTTCTGAATCTAATTTAAATTTATATTTTCTACCCGATATTAGTGTTGTTGATGATGTTAAATTTGATGTAGTTGTATCACTTACTGCCTTACTATTAGCTTGGTCTACACTCCAACCAGTACCTATACTCCAATCTTGCCCTACTTCTTTAACTGAGATGTTTGTTATAGAGCCATTGAAGTTATTTAATCCTTGTAGTGCAAATTTTGTACCAGCAGATACAATATAATCTGTATATGTACCATTAGCAAAATTGTTAGCACCATTAACTAAATTTGCTCTAAATCTAACACTACCACTAACATAATCTAATATTGTGTATGTTATTTTATATGATTTACCAGTAGTTAATATGTTTAATTGGTCTAAAAAAGTGCTATTAACGTTTGTTGCAATAATTTTATCCTCTCCAATACTCCATCCAGTATCTAAACTCCAATTTTGTCCGACTTCTTTAACTGAAACGTTGTCTATTGAGCAAGTTATAGGAACTGCTCTATTTTGAAAACTTAAAGTTGTTATAGTTGCAGTTATGTATTGAGTGTAAGTACCATTTGCAGAAACCTCTGTTGCACCATTTCCAAAAACCGTAACTGCACCACTTACATAGTTAGAAATTGTATATTCTACTTTATAAGTTTTACCTACTGTAAAAACAGAAGATTGCCTTAATGGGTCTTGAAAACTACCAGATAAACTTCCATCTAAATTAGCTTGACCTCCACTTATAGTTGTTCCACTGCCTTTTATCCAATCACTATCAGTAGCAAAATCTCCATTTGTTACAAGCTCTGAACCTTCTTGTGAAAAGTTACCGTTTAAAACTTCTTCTGTACCTATCTGTGAAAAGTTACCATTTGAAACTAACTCTGGACTGAGTATCTGTACATTCTCTACTAAACCTTGTGCATTAACTCGGGTCGCTGCAGAATTTCTTTCGAATTGGAAATCACCACTTAAATCTTCTACTACTGAAACATTGTCTATTGAAAACGCTGCCCCAGATGAACTACCACCAATTCTTAAATAGTTAGTACCAGCAGTTAAATATGTTGTATATAAACCATCCCCACCATTGTAGTCTTCAAAAGAACCTCCAGCTTCTGAATTTACAGATAATCTTATTGTTGAGCCATTAGTATCTAATATATTAAATGAAACCCGATACTTTTTACCAACAGTAAGTATATTGTTGGTTATGATAAAATCAGTTGCAGTTCCTGCGTAAGAAGCTTTTTCACTAACTGGAACACTCCATTGATTGTTTCCGTTGGTATTAAAAGTCCAATCTTGAGTACCTTGTGAAAAATCACCGTTAGTCACAAGCTCTGGTCCTTCTAAATCTTTGTAGGGCTTAATAGCATTCATACGCCCATTGTCATAGGCGGTAGGAGTTAAAAGTATTGAGGCGTCTTTCAGTAAGTTACTCATTATGATTTACAGTTTTCTAGTTTTTGAAGTATAGCTGTGGTGCAGGTCTTATTTTCACAATATGTGGATCTTGCGCATAAAGTTTTTATTAAGCCTGGTATAAGTGAAGTTTGGGTAGGCCACCATATACCTATCCCTATAGATTGGCCGCCCATATTATTTTACAGCTACTATATCAGATGCAGTTGTACCTGTAGATAAAACATAGTCTACAATGACTGGTAAAAATGATCCGTCTGGAACATTCTTAAAAGTAACAGCTTCATTAGCTGTTGGAAGCCCTGATCCAGAAGCCCCTGTTACACCAGCAAGTATTACTTTTACATCACCACCTGTTCCTATGTATAGACAAGAACTTTTTAAGTTAGTTGATATACTTATTGTATCGCTTTTCGTTGCACTAGCTGCAAACGTACCAAAGTCTGGTTGATTAGCAAATTGTCCCATTATTTATTTTTATTTGTTTTTATTGAATAGTGGCCCTAGTTTGTCCACGATTTTTTCACCACTTCTACCTATAACATAACCACCAATACCTATCTCTAGCAATTGCCAAAATTGAGGTTCTAATGTAGGTGTTATTAATTGAGTTGATAGTTGTGATATAAATTTTGTATATATAATTATAAAACCAAATGATAGCATTAGTATCGGTCTCCAGCTTCTCTGTAGCCAATTACCTTGAGCTTCGGCTATAATTATTTCAGTCTGCATTTTTTGAAGCTCTAGTTGAGCATCTTGTAGTACTTTAAATATTTTATTTCTAGCAGCAAGTCTTTCTTCTTCGCTAGTGAATAAGTCATCAACTACATCACCAACCTGTTTAAAAACTTTAGTACTGAAAAATTCTAATATCTTTTTCATTAATCAGCTGGTTTTCCTGGGGTATAAGTAAACTGCCCAGATCCTTTTCTTACGGTGTACGAACCTAATTTGTTTTTTACTTTTGTTACCATTGATTTTGGAAACTTAGCTTTAACTGTTTCAAACTGCTCATCAAAACTCTTTACATCTTTAGCTGCTTTTGGTTTTGGTTCATCAGTTTTATTTATAGGTGATATAAATCTTTTTATTTTAAATGCCATAATTATTTTGCTTTTTTATACGCTTCTTTTTCCCAAGGTAAATTCTTAGCTCCTTCTTTCATTTGAGCTCTTGAGTATTTCTTACCCTTCCAGTAAACATTATTACTGTCATAATCTAAATCACCACGTTTCATTTGGTCGATGTGAACCATTTCGTGATTTATAACACTTTGTTCTTTGTCAGCACTTAAATTCTTGTTAAGTATTATAGTACCGTTATTATTGGCTTTACCTAAGACACCATCCTCCATATCTACTCTATATATAGGTGTATTATTACTTGAATAAGGTGGATTGTCCAGTTTAAATGCCATAAATTTTTAGTTTATAATATAATAGCAAGGAGCTTTTAAACTCCCTGCTATATATTGTTTAGTAATTATGCTATAGTTAATGCAGTTATCTTAACGCCTGTACTGTTTTGTACAATTGACATGATACCACCTGGATTAGCGGTAATTGCTTTTTGAACAGCTTCTGCCCATTCTTTAGCTTTTCCAGTTACAGTAAATAAGAAACTTTTTCCAATACTGTTGTAAACTGTAAATTTGTTTGCATCTCCAGTACCATTAGCTAAACCTTGTGCTACTGATACAATCTCTCCTAATAATAAATCAGAAGTTAAGTTAGCTACATTTACGTCTGCAGCTTTAATTTTAATGTAATTTGCCATAATGTTTTTTTGTTAAATGTTAAATGTTAAATGTTAATGTTTGGCTGAGTTTTATTACAGATCTCTACTGTTGTTTATTGTTTATTTAGATCTTTTAGCTATTCTTTTTTTAAGTCTTTGTTCTCTACGCTTAAGCCTCATGGCTTTTGATTTATTACCGGACTCTAGTGCTTTTGCTCCTTTTTCTCTTGTTTTTTCAACTCTATCTGCTTTTCTTTGCACGCTTTTAGATTTAGGTGCTTGTTTTTTAGTAGGTTTAGCTGAAGACACTTTGACTTTAGGAGATGAAACTTCTACAGGCTTAATACTAGCAGCCTTATCATCAACTGGATTGTATTTCATTAAGTCTCTCTTTTCTGTAGACGCTTTTTCTTTGCTATCACTTGGTTTAGCATTCATATGAAAAGCACTACCGCCCATATGCTTGTGAATAGCGTGACCACCCATTTTCATTGGAGATCCGTACTTGTTCATTGGAGAACAGCTTTTTTTAGCTGGAGAATCATATTTCTTAGCTGGACTGTCTTGATCGTGTCTAGCATTTTCTAAATAATGTAATCTAGCGCTAGGTTTTAGGTTTTTGTTATACGCTTGTTTGTAGTCGAATTTTACACCTTTTTTCATTGTTGTTATTTTTTAGATTTATTTTTTTGACAAAAGTTTCTAGCAGCTTCAACACTACCAAATCCCCATTTTTTAAGAGCCATAGCTTTTTTAGTTGGCTCACCTTTAGCATTTTTCATAGCTCCAGCCATTCCAGCGAATCTACAAGCAAATGATACTCTTCTAGAGCTTGTACCTTTTGTTAGTCTTTTACCTAGTGTCTTACCAGTTTCAGATTTATATTCTGAGCGCATCTTTCTATTCTGCTTCTCGTAAGCTTTTTCTTTTATGTTTAAAGGTGATTTCATATTAGTATACCCAAAATACCTCGGGTGATTTATCTTTATCAATATCTACATGAATAAATGTTTTACCAACACCTATTCTTTTAAATCCTACTTCTCTCAGTATGTCATACAGTTTAAATCTATCGACAGAGTTACTACACGCAATATCAACAGCTAAACCTTTCAGATGAGATGAAGCAGGTTTACCACCTACTTTTTCATTATGCTCAGGTGTTCTATAACCTGAGTTTATAGTCATTGATTTACTGTATTTTTTACGAGCAATATCTAGCATGCTTATGAGTTCATCACTCACTTTTTTACCACTACCTTTTAGGCTTGGGCAATCAAATTCGTCATATGTAAAGTATTTAAACTTCATTTATTAATATGCTCTAGCTCTTGAAGTGATAGGTCCTTTCACAGAGTCGCATCCACAGTCAGCTTTACTAACTTCCATACCTTTACAGCCTGAGCTAGATCCTTTACCCATTGGAAAACCTTCTTTACTTAGAGGCCCATCCCATATAGCGTTTTCACCTACTTGACCAGCTAAATCTACTTTTAGTTTTTTAATGTTTTTCATATTAATATTTTTTGTTACAGTTTTTCTTTGCTAATGCACTATCAAAAGTTCCAGGTACTTGCTTACCGAAAATACTGTCAGCAACTTTTTTTGTTTTATCTGTGAATAATGGTTTAGCACTACCTCGCTCATTACCTGGAATATAACCCTCGTTTTTCATTTGTACTGGAGTTAATTCAAATTTTTGTCCCTCCAATGGGTTTAAATCACTTTCCAAACCGCCAGGTGCAATTTGACCTAATCTACCGTTTTCAACTCCGTTTGGTAAATTTCTTTGCTTGTTTCTTGCAGATAACCTTCTAGCAATATCTGCAAGACCTGCAAAACCACCTGAGGCACCTAAAATATTACCACTACCAGATCCACCACCAGAACTTCCACCTAAACTACCAACTGCTGCTGATAATCCGCCTAGAAATTTAGCTGGGCTTTCTGGAGCTGCTTCAATCTTTGCTTTTAAAGCTTCAGGGAGTTTGTCTTGATCTCCAATGAGTTTTTTGTCTAATGGTGTGTCCATATTATCTACTTTTATCTTTATTAATATTTCTTATTGATGTTCTTAAAACCTTGTCTGTATACGTCTCGCCTGTTACTATACTATTAGATCTACTCATAGGTATATCTTCTTGACCAAGCATAATTTTATATATTCGGTTTATAAGCTGTTTACATTTAAGAGATACTTTATATATACTGTACTTTATATCTTTTCTGTTTCTATGACGCCAAACTGTTATCCAACCTTCTTTCAAAAGCCTGTTCCAACGCCTATTATCCCAACTATAAGAGTATACACCCATTTTAAAGTCATACTTTGAAAACAGGTCCATACAATCAAGATATATTAATAGCTCTAAATCAGCGTCATTAATGTTGTTGTTTCTGCAAGCCCACCGTCTTATTACTCGATAGTGTTTCAACAAGTTCATATTTTTTATGTCTCTTGCTTCTAGCCTTTTCATAAAACAACAACTACATCTTGAAATCTTATAATGTGATATTTCTCACCCTTATGCTCTATACCGTGACCAGCGTGTTTATCATAGTATATTTGATCTCCAGCTTTAATACCTTCAACCTCATTACCAACACTTACAACGTCAGCCTGTATATATCGTATATCCTCTCTTTGAGATTCAGCAAGTAACAAACCACCTTTTGTTTTGGTGCTACCTACTTTATGTTTATTTATTATTAAATTCCTACCTATTGCTATCATCAATCCTCAAGTTATTAATTACACAATCAGTAGATATTATTGTTGATGCTACAGAAGCCGCGTTTCTTAAAGCGCTTTTAGTTACTAGTAAAGGATCGATAATACCTGAGTCTATCATATTTACCATATTTCCTGTAACCACATTTAATCCTTCACCTTCAACGCTAGGAGTATCGTACTTCTCTATACCAGCATTACTAAGTATTGTTTTAAAAGGTGCTCTAATAGCTTTTAATAAAACTTTTTCCCCAGTTGTTTTTGCCTTTATTTTACTCGAGGCATTTAGAAGTGCAATACCACCACCTGAAACAATACCTTCCTTGATTGCGGCTTTAGTAGCACAGATAGCGTCTTCAACTCTATCTTGTTTTTCTTTTAATTCTATTTCAGAATTTGCCCCAACTTTAACAATAGCAACTTTTGCAGATATACGACCAAGTCGTCTTTCTAATCTTATTACCTCGTTAGGATTCTTTGTATTTTCTATTTGATCTCTAAGATCTTGAATTAACTTTTCTACATTAGGATTATTGTCCTCAACCTGTATTATAGTCTCTAGATCTGTTGTAATGCTTTTTAAGCAACTTCCTAGATATTCTGGTTGTATAAGGTCCATATCATCTCCAAGATCCTCATTTATCACCGTAGCGCCTGTAAGAAGGGCTAGGTCGTTTAAAGTATCTTTTTTACTAACACCATATGTAGGCGCGTTGATAACATTTACTTTTATATTACCTTTAACTTTATTCATAGCTAAAGCAGAAATAACACTCTGCTCACAATCAGCTATTATCAATAAAGATTTATTATTCTTTATAACATACTCTAAAACACTTTGTATTTTTCTTATAGACTCAACTGGTGATTCTACTATTAATACCAATGCGTTTTCAAGCTCTGCTGCTCTTTTAGTTTTACTAGTGACAAAATGAGAGTTAACAAGTCCTTTGTCGTACTCAACACCTTCAACTAGTTCTACAGAAGTTTCATTATCCTCGGTAGGTTCCATTACTACTACACCCGTCAAATCAACAAGCCTGAAAGCATCACCAATTATTTTACCAAGTTCAGGGTCGTTATTGGTAGATATTGTAGCTACTTGATCTAACATGTCATCTGTAACTTGTACAGAGTTTTCTTTTAAATACTCTACAACAGATTCTACAGATTTATCAATACCTTCTTTTAAGCTTCTTGTATTTGTCTTGTCTAATACTTTGTAAGCTTCTGTTAATATAGCGTGAGCTAGCACAGTGGCAGTTGTAGTTCCATCTCCAGCTTCTTTTACGGTTTTACGAGCTGCCTCCTTTAAAAGTGTAGCTCCCATATTTTCAACTGGATCTCTTAATATAACTGACTCTGCTACAGTAACACCATCCTTTGTTATAATGGGTCTACCTGTATGATCTTCTAGCATCACACATTTACCGCTAGCTCCTAGTGTAGAACTAACGGCTTTAGTCAACTTGTCTATACCTTCATAGACATTTTTTCTAGCCTTCTCTCCGAAGTTTAGATTCTTAACTATTGCATCCATAGTTTATTTAATTAAATTTGATTATATTTTGTTTACATAACTAATAACTATATCATTACCTGTTATGCGTTTTTTTTACCTATTTATTCTTCAACAGGTGGTACAGGCTCTCCAATCACTAATGTAATACTAGTAGGTGTTATTAAATCTTGAATTTGTTTTTCGATGTTTGATTCAATCTCTGCCACTTGCTCGCTTCCCATAGCTCCTTTTGTCCAAGCAACTACCTCATCGTTAGTTAACTGGTCAAACGGTATAAAGTTTGTTATACTACTCGTGTCTAATACTTGAGTACCAATATTAGTAGCTGAGTAAGGGTTACCTTCTGGATCTAATTGATCTGATGCACCTGTTACAATCCAGTGCACATTGTACACTACATCTGCTTCGCTATTTTGTTCTGGATAGCAATCCACTGTTTTACAATTCCAATCGTAAGTTACCATAATTTATTTATTTATTTATTTATTTATTACATGCTTGTGTGACTAACCTTCTGCCAGCTACTTCCATTGTAGAAGCATAAAGTATTTAAAGTTGTGTTATATACTGTTAAACCTGTGTTAGGTAATGATATAGCGTTTATCTCTGTAGTTGTTAATCTAGGTAGAACAATACCTTCGTCGTTGTTAAATAGTACAGATCCTACGTTACTACCTGTGTCGTTTATAACTAAATCACTACCCGACGCTTTTATCTCCCATAAAGGAACAGAACCAGAGCTTCCAAAGTAAAGCTGGTTTTCACCCTCTATTTTTATACTACCGTTAACGTTTAACTTTGATAAAGGGTTAGTCGTTCCAATACCTACGTTACCAGATGAGTTAATACGAGCTACATTAGACTGATTTATTAAAAAATCTATTGTACTTTTGGATTTTAAACTTAAAACAGAAGACCCACTCGTGCCATGGCTAAATTTCAAAAATTCTAATTCTTCGTAACCTCCGTTATAAGTTCTATCATAAAACGAAAGATTCCCTACATTTCTTGATATTCTAAAAGATTCTTGCCCTCTGTTATTTAAATCTCTATCGTAAAGCCAATAAGAAGAGTTCGATCCTTTTACAGTCATCACTTCAAAACGCCCGCCGCCAGCAACTTCTAACTTAGCACTAGGACTATTAGTTCCGATACCAAAATTACCAACTGAATTAAACCTAGCGTACTCGGACTCAGTCGTGCCGTTATCTCCTTGGAAAGAAATATTACCAAAATTTGTTCCATTTCTAGCTTGAAGCTTTAGTGCACCTCCTTGAGTAAATACTTCACTTTCCCAATTAGTCCCATCAGTATCCACTATTCTTATCCGCGGGTCTGAAGCTTCTATGTGTAATTTCTGGCTAGGACTAGTAGTCCCGATACCTACGTTACCGACTGATGTAATACGCATTCTTTCAACCGTACCTGCGCCAGATAAAAGTCTAAAAGCAAAGTCAGGTGAACCACTATTGTGGTAGTTAATTATAGAACCTGTATTACTTGTATGGTCGTTATTGTAAAACCTAATCTGAGAATAAGCATTTGCAGAGTTAGACCTTAGGTCAATACCGTTGCCGCTACTGTTACTTATAACATCTAATGCAGAAGTTGGATATTGAGTACCAATACCAACAGCTCCAGCAGAAGTCGTAATGTTACCAACTGACCTTACAGTTTTCCAACCAAAAGAAGTGTGCCCTAAATCAACAGTATTAGTTGATTGAGGACGGATTTGAGTGGTGTAAACATTAAATGAACTAGTACCACCAACTCTAAAGTTTATAGAATCGTCACCTGAAACTACTAATGCATAGGATTCTGCTGATAAATAATCATTAGTGCTGTGTTCTGTAAATGATAACTTATCTAGTAACTTAATGTTACCTGCTATGTGTAATTTCTCACTCGGACTAGTCGTTCCGATACCTACGTTGTTAGTTGGATTTAAAGATATATTAGTAGCATCTAGTCTATATAATCCATTATTATCTACTACAGCTGCGCTCTTAAAACCACCTCCGTTTTCGTATCTTAAAGATATAGCTCCTGTTCCTGCGGATTTTAATCTAGCTGTTGCTGTACCAGGTGAAACCACATCTAATATATATGCTGGACTAGATGTCCCGATACCAATGTTTCCTGCTGAAGTGATTCTCATACGTTCAGCTTGATTAACTACTGTGGTACTTGATGACCTAATTATAACGTTCCCAAAACCTCCTAACACTAAATCGTTAGACGTTCTTTTTATTCCTACGTTCTGGTTGTTTATATAGAAACCATTATTTACACCTACTCTTACGTTACCTTCAACGTCTAGCTTCTCACTAGGGCTAGTGTTACCGATTCCTACATTACCATTATTAAGAATAGTCATTCTTGTAGAACCGTTAGTTGAAATATACAAATGACCACTCGCGGCATTACTAAAAAGGTTAGTACTGACACTACCTAGACATAGCCTTCCGTTGTTGTTCGGTAAAGTGCTAAGTAGCATAGTACCGTTAACTTCGAGTTTTTGTGTTGGAGTTGTAGTCCCAATACCTACATTAGTTCCGTTATCATATAAAGTACCAATACCTAAAGCACTAGCGCTTGTCCATCTAGCCGTATAATTAGTAGTACCAGATCCACTTGGGCCCGGTGAAGGTATATCACTTGTCAATGCAATAGTCCCACTTGCGTCTGGAAAGTATACATTCCTAGTTGCAGTTAACGCATTAGTGCCAATGTTCATTACATGAGCACCATTTCTTATTGATAATCCAGAAGAATAAATTGACATTAAATTAGTTCCAGAACCATTAGTAATATTAAAACCCTCCTCTGCGCTAATTAGATATCCCCATCCTTCATCTGTATTTACATACTTTATTTGCCCATCATTATTTGTAATATCGTTTAATGTAAATGTACCATATCCATCAGGGCTTACGTAAGTGTTACCAACTGTAAGCACAGACTGTAAATTCTGCACAACACCAACCACAGTACCTATGTAAGCAGCTAAATCATCTACTGTTACGCTCCTAGTAGGCCTTTTATATAAGTTAGTATCACTTATAAGCAATAAGTCTTCACCTTCTACTTGATTTATCTCAGGATATGTATATATTATTGCCATACTTGTCTTTTATCTTTATTTTCTGTCGTTTTTAGTACCATCTCCACTGTCTCCTCTGTTGCTACCAACTGGTACTCTTTTGGTTTTACCTAATTCACCACCAACATGGTGCAGATCTGTGCTACTATTTTGCCCTATTCTTTGATTCTCTGCCTTTTTCTCCTTTCTTTGTAAAGAACTTGTCGATATTCCTTTACCAGATTCAGAGCATGTACCAGATTCTTTGTTCCAAACCCATCCTCTAGCATAACACACATCTCTAGCAGCCTTTCTAGCACGCCCTGTAGGCGATAACTGCTGCTTAGGTCCTCCCTTCTTTTTTGGTTTTGCCATAATTGCTTTTATTATAGTGTATATACTCACACAAAACCACTGTTTTTTACAATAGTGTGACAATAGCCCCTTACTATATACTCTATAAGGCTAATGTCATAGTTTTCGTTAGATATATAGGAGTATGGGGTTACCCACTATTTTCCACTTATGTTACATAATTTCAAAATCATTTTCATTTTACCGGGTCCCCCATGTTTTTACGTTTACGTTTGCATATATACGCGTGATCATGTTGTTTTCATCCATGCATTCACATATTACATTACAATTTCAACAGCTAATTTCACATATTATTACAAACAAACCACATTACATTTTGGATAATAATAATGTAACTAATAAATAATAATAATAACTTAAATAAATTAAAACTATGTCAGTATTAAAATCAAAAAGATTTGTTGTTCGCAAATCATTAATCGGAAAGAATCAAATCATTGAAGTAACATTCAAAAATGGTAAAGTCGCTAAGTATAATCACGATGATGTGTATGAAGTAATGAAACCAAAGTTAGAAACAATGAACTGTTGGGCGAAGTATAAATCATATACAAGTAGCACATCGATGCCAGTTATTACTCGTGAATTAATAATCACTGAGTAATATACTAAACTGTGACAATAGCCTGTTACTCTATTAATCTAACAAGCTAATGTCACACTTTTTGTAACACTACATTTAGTGTGTTCCATTGCAGGCCTGATCCTGAAATAAGATCGGAAGACTAGACTCCACTCTACACCATATTTAACTATAAGTTTTACTTATAATAGTGTGTTATACTATAAGAGATAGTGCATAAAACTTCTCTAACTATTTTTACTAATAAATAATAATACACCTTTTACAAACAAAATAATATTCCATTTGGATAATATAAATGTAACAAACTAATAATAATAATAATAACTAAATAATTTTAACTATGTCAACTTTAATTTCAAAAAGATTTGTAATCAGAAAATCACTAATTGGTAAAAACCAACTAATCACTGTCAACTTCAAAAATGGTAAAACAGTTACTTATAATCACGATAAAGTGTATGAAGTAATGAAGTCTAAACTAGAAAATATGGCTTGCTTCATCAAGTACAAGTCTTACACTTCTTCAACTAGTGTACCAGTGATCGCTCGAGAAGTACTAGAAAAATAGTACTATCCGAGTAACAAGTCGTAACGGTTTCACTCTGCATTTTGACTACGTGAGCTCTACTTTGTGAGGTGGTTCGATTCCACCAACGACTACTAATAAATTAATAACTAATAAATAATAAAACTATGTGTACAAAATCATATACCTTACTAAAAATATCAAGAAGAATCTTCAAGAAAGACTTTAACGAACTAACTAGCAATCAAAGATCTCAAGTAATAGATATATACTATGACTTCTACTAAACTAAATAATATGCAATTTATACTAACTTGCCCTAATGGTAAAAAAATAGATATGTCAAGCGATATACTATTACAAATGGAAGGTAAGATCTCTCAATGCGAAGTACTTACAAGAATTAACTTTTATAAATCTACTAATAATGACTAAAACTTACAGAAATATAGAGTATACTTATATACTAAGCGAGACTTGGAATGGTATCAAGTACGATAATTATCACTGCAACGACAGAAACTTACTAGATGGTTTAGAAACAAGTATGTTTACTAAACTAAGTGAGCAAGATATGCAAGATGAAATAGATTACTTGATCGATCAAAGACAAGATCTATTACAAATACAAGATCTAGTGCACGAAGCGCGAAGAGATTGGTATTCTAATACATACTCAGGCGAGTATACAGGCGATTAAGAATTACAAACAAATAATAATAACTATTGGATAATATAATAAACTAATAACAATGATAAAATTTTCACACAAAGTACTATTAGTACTAAAAAGAGTCAACAAAGTATTAACAGAGTTAGGTGCCGCTGCATCTTATGCAATAAGAAGATAATATGGAAAATACAATAAAGTGGGACGAGGAAACTATAAATTACTTTAAATTTATAAGTTGCTATTTAAGCAAAGAGAAAACTATTCAAAAGATCGAGTTGTTTGTAGAAATGGATTGTATACCAGAAGGTGACGATTCAGAAGAAGATTTAATAAAGGATTTAACTAATATAATATTTAAAAATTAATGGATTTAGCAGAAAGAATTACAGTAAATGGATGGGATTTCGAACTAGTGGAAAATGATTGGAACGATGTGTTTTATCAGTGTCGTGGTGAAGTAATGTATGACGACGAGCATGACGAGATGCCTGAACCAAGTCTTTGGCGAGCAGCACAGAAACTAGAGGAAATACTAACAAATGATGGTCTAAGTGTGTACTCAGGTCATAGCGAAAAAGGTTGGGTTGAAGTAACTATAAATCAATAAAAGTTACAAACAAAATAATATTACTATTGGATAATATAAATGTAAATAATAAATAATAAACTATGCAGACAATTAAATTTCAAAATTCAAGTACAATAAAACTTAATGGTATAACCTACAAAGGCTATACTGTAGGTAATCTACCAAAAAGATTTGCCTTCATCTATGATGAGAATAAAGATCAAGAAGGTATTATTCAATGGTTCAACTACAAAGGTTTAACTTATGTTGAAAAATCTACTAATCCATGGGCGTAATATCTAATCCGAGAACTATGAAAGAGCTACTAGCTTACTCGGAACTACAAAAACAAATACGAGCAGACGGGCATAGACGTGCTGTTCGAGCAGACGGTGTATGTGGTGGACTAACTGACAAAGAATACAATAGTATTACAACTCGTCAGAAATCTAACTTCGCAAAAGCTAGAAAGTTCACCCACAACCGTATGTGGCAAGAAACTCACAAGAAGTTTGACACAAAACAACTATTAATAATAAAAAAGACACTGTAATGAGTAAAACTAAATTTAATGGATTTGAAAAGTATTTCATCCAAACAGCGTTAAAATCCGCTATCGAACAAGCAGAAGAAGATGTTAAAGCAGCTGAGGCTGACGGGAAAAGATCTATTTTTGCACAAGGTTACTTCACTATGGTAGGTAATGAGATCATTGATAAAGTAAATGACATGACACTTAAAAAATACCAAGATGCATAAAGAAGATATAAGTATAATAGATAATACATGGTATGAACTATACGGCGAGGATATGAGATCAGAATATCCTGGCTTCATTGAAAAATTAGAAGAATTAATAAAATAATATAATATGAGTGATTCAGTAAAAAAATGGCACGAAATACAAGAAGATAAGCAGACCTTATCAGAAGAACATATAGATTCTATTGCTATGCAAATGGATTTAAAGATGTGGGAAAATTTTAGCAGTATTATAAGTAACACTTTAGAATACGAGCAAGCTATGTATATAACAGACAGAGATATACTATTAATAAAAGAAAGAGTTAAAAAATATTTATAATGAACAATCAACCAGTTAAAAATCCATGGGATTTAGCATACGAGCTATGCAAAGAGTATTACACTAGAGCAGATATAGATGAAATGTTATTCTGTGAAGTTGAAGAACTAATAAACCAGAAGAGATGAGTAAAATAAAAGAAATAGACGAAATAGCACAAGGTGTTGCTGACGTCACTAAAGAATTAATGGAAGACAGCATTGATTGGCAAATAGCGGATCAACCTGTAAGTGGAGACGACTATAAAGAGCTACACGATATGGTTATGTTCTTAGCTGTTGAAAAAATGTATATGTCTATTAAAAGAAAGTATTACGAGTGTGATTAATTACAAACAAAATAAAATTACTACTGGATAATATATATGTAACAAATAAAAATAATAAACTATGTACTGTAAATGCGGCGACGAAGTCCACCCTTATCGATTAAACTTAGGATATAAAACATGTCCTCCTTGTTCTGAAGTAAAAAAACATTCTTATGTTCCAATTACTTACCACAAAACAGGTAACACAATTCAAATAGTAAGCCAAGAGCTAAGCGCGCTTGTACATAAATCACAAAGACGAAGATAATATGACTTACGCAGAACAATATCAACAACAGCAACAAAGATTAGTAGACGATTACAAAGCAATATTCTTAAGAGAATATCCAGCAGTTAAAGAAGTAACAACACCTACCCAATTAAAAAACGGTACAACTATGTTCGAGGTAACAGCAAGCAATGGTGATGTATCTAAGTTTGCTTCTTATAAATCAGGTATGGTGCGTAGAATAATACGCACTAGGTTCGGTGAGATGTCTTGCTATCAACTAAATCCACAGCGAAAAGCTCCAGTATATTGGGTAACTATCGACGAAAATGGTAAAACAAAAGTAAATAAGTATGATGCAGGTGTCAAAAGAGTATTGATTACCAACGAGTTAACTAGACTTGTATTTCTAAAAGAGTATTTATTAAAAAATACAGACATAGAACCAAGACCAACTTGGGAGTATGTTACAAAAGTAAACGAAGATTACATAGTAATCAACGGTATAGAGTATAAAAAAGTATAAAAATTAAACACGGTGGAGGGCTTAGTACGGCTACGGTATTTTAAGTAGTTAAGCTAACGAAGATCCTCTAATGTGTTTATTGCTAGACGAGTAGCTTAATTAGTGTAACATAAGTCAGGGTACACACCGGTAAATGACGTGCAGTTACAACATAAGCGAATAGCTAACTAGAGTTTTACGGTATATAGCTCTCAAGAAAATACGAAAACCGATGGCGAAAGATACGATTAGTGATCACACAATAGCCGGCAACTAGGTCAGGTTTAGTACTGAAGTAGGTAAACGTTTTCACGAGCCTATAATGACTATGGCTACCGACGGGTATGAGGTTCGAATCCTCACTAGTTACTAAACCCGGCTTGGATTAGATTGCAAGAAGGTGGTTATTTTTAACGGTTTGGCTAAGATTAGTAGCCTAAGTAATGAACTAATCAATTAAGTAATTGGCTTGACAGAGCTATTAATTTTAGCCCTTGTTATAAGCCGTTTAATATTAGAAAAATGAACGAATTAATGATTATTGTATTTGCATTGGCTGTGATAAGAACTCTTACACCGCTTACAAAAAAAGAGAATTACAGTGTGGGTAGTATACTTCTTGCAGCTTCAATGTGCTGGGCGTTTTACCACTTGCTATTTAATTGTGCAACCATCACTTTTAATGGCTTATAACTTAAAAGTGTATGATTAGTGCCGATGAATAATAACTAAAATTAATAAAAATGGAATATACTGAACAACAAAAACAAATATACAATGACGTTTGTGATAAGTACAAACATAATTGGTTAAACACCACCATATCACAGACTATGGCAATGGAAATGATAAGTAAGGCATTAAATATACACAATGTTAGCCAACAACGTGAACTGTTATTAGCTTACAATGAAGAAGTAAACCAATGTATGGTAGATAGCCAAGATATATTAGACGAAAGCGATGTAAATGATTTTTTAGCTAATAATTGTGGCTAACTTAAAAGTGTATGAAAATGTAAATTTATGGATATGATAACAGAGAAAGACTTAGATAAACTGCAAACATTCGGAAAAGAAACCGATGGTAGTTATTGCGATAGATTGGAATTTAGTATAATAAAAAGCAATAGATTTAAAGGTAGATGGGATTTATGCCATTTCTGTGAAGTTGATGGTGGTTTGTATTATATTAAAACCCTTAAAGATATGGCAGACTTAAAGAGCGTGTACAAAGCAATAACGGATAAAGAACTTGAATAAATTTATTTTTTATACACGTTGTTGGCATCATCGTTTTAATGTGTGCCAACGGACGAGTATATGAAGCGTTGCATTACCAATAAATAAACACGAACTATGGATTTAACAGATTTAGAACACAAAATGAACGGAACTACACCAATGCCTAAATGCAATGATTTATATACATTGTTAGGTGCAGTTAAGGTTAAAGATTACAAATGCCCGAATTGCGGTAAATGGCATAATGATAATGACGAACAATATGAAGTGAACAACGAGCAATACCCTAAATGTTTCAATGAAAGCAAAGGTTCTACTATGGATGGTAGCTATTGGGATTGGGAAGAAGTTCATTGTTGCGAAGATTGTGAAACGAAATATTGGTTTAGTAATGGTGCGTACTAATTGCACCTAACGTTAAAATGTATGAGTAGTTGCGGGGATTAAGAATTAAACAAAATAGATTATGACAACATTAGATTATTTAGAAAAAGTAGATGATACTTTAGCACATTGGGAAGATTACTTTCACGGACAAGAAGGTACTGATGTAACAGAAGCACGAGCCAATTTAGATAAGGTTAGAAAGCAATTACTTATACATAGTGTTGTTGTGCCGAACGAAAGTGAGGGAACGTTACCTTTTGATTTTATAGAATGGTACTCTGGAATGGAACGAACCAAGATAGAAAACGCATACAAAAGATGGCTTAAAGAAAAAAGGTAATGCACTACAACACTAAGATAAAATGCGTTTTAATGCAATTTATCGCGGGTTCGATTCCCGCCACGTCCACTATTGCGCGGTAGAGCAGCTGGTTAGCTCGCGAGTCTCATAAACTCGAGGTCGGAGGTTCGAATCCTCCCTGCGCACCTAATTTAAAATTAAATATTATGAGTAAAGTAATTAAAAATCAAGTAAATGTAGATCGTAGTGTCTACACAGAATTTAGCAAAGACATGGGATTCTTTTCTATACATGCCGACTGTTGGAGTGTTGTATCAGAAATTATCAATGAAGGTGAAGATGGTAAACCTGCGTATGACCACGATATTACAGAGATTTCTGAAAGATTTGTAATAAACGGTAAAGGAGTAAAAACAGATGGCTTCGAAGAACTATATGTTAAACTATATGGTGATGGTGCATTTGCGAAATTACTAATGGAATTTGAAAATGAAGTTGAAAGTGAGTACTATGCAACTACTGAATATAAACCAATTAAAAACTAAATAAAATGGCAAGATTAACAATTTATGAAAGGCTAAAGCCTGAAATCAAAGAAGCATTGGCTTCACAAGAAAAACGTTACAGCTCGTCTGTTAAGTCAATTATAGCAACTCTAAATAGTACTACGTTTTACAGTGATCTAAAAATATGTGACGTTAGCTCGTTATATGTATGGGCTGACATTGATTTTTACAGAGTATCTACTTGGGATTTTAAACACGGTGATAACATTTTAATACCAGAAAAACATGAGCAATAAAAAAATTACAGACGAATTAATCAACGAACGTTTAGAAGCTAAAGGTTTCGGTGAAAAACAAAGTGAAAACGAAGAGCTAGCAAAAGAATCAGTACTTAACCACTTCGGTGTTAAGTTTACTACTGGTTTTAATAACGACGCTGACTTCAGTATTTATGAAGAAAGTACAGCAGATGGTTACAGTGTATGGATTGCTGCTCATGACCCTAGAAATATTAGTATATGCGAAGATGTATACTATTACGATACTGATATAGCGGACAGACTTGCTGAGTTTATACAATGCAGTAATGGTGATGAAGATTATCCTGAGTATGTATATGTAGACGACGATGCAGCAGACTTTATAGATTATGCTATCGAGCAAGTGTTTGTGTATCAAGCAGAAAGATTAGAAGAACAAATTATTGACGAATTAATAGATGAAGGTTATGAAGAACAAGATTAAAAAACAAGATATACCTAAATGGTTTAAAGGTATGATATACGATAAAGGTGAAGAAGTTCAAAATCCTTTTAGCGGTCAATGCTATACACTGAATGGTTTAGAGTTGTCTATATACGACTTTATAATGGGTTGTCAGTGGGTTTTCGAACGTGCTCCTAAAACTGTAACACCTAAAAAAGTTGACGAATTTCAAAAAGCTTTGAACTGGTTTCGTAAAAATAACGTTGAAGCTTATATGGTATTATTAGATTAAATAGATTATGAACTTATTAACACAAAATACTAAACTTAAAAAAACATCAAAAGAACTTGGGCTCCGGGTCTTTAACTTCGGTATTCCTGCCTACAAATCTGCTAGCGGGAAACTGACGTGCCCCATGGCTGACAGTTGTGTTAAATTCTGTTATGCCAAGAAAGGAGCCTATATATGGAGTAACGTAAAACCTGCGTTCGAAAAGCGTTATCAACTCAGCAAGACTGACAAATTTGTTGAAGCTATGAACGCTGAAATACGTAAGAAGAAACCTGATTACGTCAGAGTCCATGATAGCGGAGATTATTATTCTCGTGCATATCTAAAAAAGTGGATCGACATTGCTAAAAGCAATCCTAACGTTAGGTTTTACAGTTACACCAACATGGTAGATATGATCCTAAAAGCTTCATTACCAAATAATTATGATATAATCTTCTCTGATTCAGGGAAACAAAAACATTTAATAAATGAAAGGAAACATAGACACACCAAAATTTTTTCTAGTCACAGCGATCTTATATCTGCTGGCTATACTGATGCTTCGTCAGTGGATCTAATGGCTACGAGATGGTTCAATAAGACAAATAAAGTGGGATTAGTATTTCATTAATTACAAACAAAATTTATTCACTAATGGATAATAAACTAAATATTAACAATTAAATTAAACTAAATTATGAACAAATTAGTATTACCTAAGCAAATTGTACAAGTAAACTCTACTGCAATTTCAACAGCTATTTATGAGTATGAAAATTATAGATTAAAACTAACATTTAATAATGGTAGTTCTTATAATTATACCAAGGTTCCTAACCACGTATTCGAAGGCTTACGTACTTCAGAATCTAAAGGAAAATTTATTAACAAATACATTTTACCTGTATACAAATTCAGCTATGCTTAATGACAGAGAAAGATATTACTAAAATAGCTGAGCTAACTGCTAAGATTATAATAGATCATTTAGAGGCTAAGCAAGATGAATGGAATCAAGAATTTCATTTATCAATGGAAAATATCAAGCAAGACGGCTTTGGTAACATTCGTATGATGTCTGAGCAAGAGTTAATACAAATGCAGATAGACGAATTACAAAGAGAGTTAGACAAAGCCGTTGATTCTCAAGACTTTAAATTAGCAAGTAAAATAAACAGCAAAATAATAGATTTAAAAGAAAAATTATGATAAAACCAATGCTCGCATACAAAGTAGGTAAGAAAGATATCGACTGGTCCGAGAAAATATTTTTACAACCAAAACTAGACGGTGTACGGTGTATTTTTACTAGACACGGTGCATTTTCACGTACAGGTAAGCAATTTAAAAATGTTGCTCATATCGAAGAAGATCTTGTAGAGTTCTTCAAAAAAAATCCTGATACTATACTAGACGGTGAGTTGTATAATCACAAGCTTAAAAATGACTTTGAAAAAATCATATCATTAGTAAGAAAAACAAAGCCAACAGAAGAGCATAGATTAGAAGCAGAACGTCTTGTACAATACCACGTGTATGATACTATAGTTACGTTTCCTCTAGCTCCTAACTATCAAGTTCGTTATGATTTTCTTGTAAGAAGCTTACCAATAGCTAGATCTATAACATTAATTAGAAATACTAGTGTTGACAGTTATGATGAAGCTAAAATGCTACATGACATACACTTAGCTCAAGGCTACGAAGGCTCTATACTTAGACTAAATAAAAGTTACGAACAAAAACGTTCTTACAACTTACAAAAGTTTAAAGATTTTAGTGATACTGAAGCTACTATTGTAGGTTATGTTGAAGGTAAAGGCAAAAGACAAGGCACAATAGGTAAGTTTCTTATGCGAGATGATCAAGGTATAGAGTTTGGTTGTCCACCGGGTAAAGGTTATACCTACAAGGATTTAGCAGATATGTTACTTAATGTTGATAACTACATAGGTCAACGCGCTACGTTTACTTATTTCGAACGAACAAAAGCTAACAGTTACAGGCATCCATTATTCAAAGCAATTAGAAATTATGAGTAAGTTAATTTGGAAATTATACAGCGAAAATATGATAAGCCATGAAGTTGCGATGATATTATTAGATAAACATTACGAATAACTATGAATATATTTTATTTACAC